CATCCTTGGCAAAGCGGTATGCCTTGCCCGTCTTGTTGTCGTAGTAAAGGTCGCCGAGATGGGTATCTTTATCCTTATCGGTTGTCCAACTGCTGGCTGGAGCATTATTCAAAGTAGGCACACCCTCGTAGAACCACGTCTCGATAGCCCCGTCCACCTGATTCTGCAAATCAGTTATCACCTGCGAGTTCTTGATGAGATTGTTCACCTGCTCCTCTGTCAAGCCCTTTGCTGAGTTCTCCTTGATGTACTGAGACAATTCCTTGCCATCTACAGTGGATTTGGCAGAAATCTTGCCTTTAACAGATACCTGCTTGGTTGCGCTGTCATACTTGATGTAGCTACTACCCTCATAGCCATTCTCCTTGGTAGGTCGGTCGCCTACATACATATCACCATAGACGTTAAAGAAAGCCTTATTGGTCTGCTTGTTTACGCCATATTGCACATACTCCCTATTGGCAAAGGAGTAGCTATTTATGCCGTGGTAGAGGCTGATGGATGGCGAATAGGTATCTACAGCCGAGAAGATAAGGCAGTTCTGACGTTCTACATCGGTTCTATTACCGCACTGCGACAACACATCACCTTTAGCAGGAACATCGCTTGCTGTAGCGCAATCGGTATCGGAGAGGTCGATGTAGTGATACTTCTTTCCTTCCAGTCCCACTGGGTCTTCGTCACGACCGATTACCAATCGCCAGTAAAAGTGATTACCCACCTTATGATAAGTGCCCTTGCGAACGTTGAATGACTCTGAACGCACCTGGTCGCCAATAGCGAAATCATTATCCACGGCATCGCCTTCCTGCTCTGCTAAGAAATAGCAACGATAAGCCTTCTGTGACACATTATTATATGTCACAGTAACCTCTTCCACCTTATGAGCCACAACACCACCAGCAGGAGAGATTATCTCCTTACCACCGATGGTGGAGGTTTTCTTGATAACCAGTTCCTCGAAGATAGCCTTCATTCTCACCTCCAGGTAGTCGGTAATAAGATGAGAGCGACCTTCTGTATCGGGAGTCCAGCTGCCACCATTTTCAGCATTAAAATTGCCGACAAACAGACCACTTACGAACTTCTGAACCTTCTGAAAGGTGATAGTGCCGTTAGCTATATCGTCAAACTGCTTAGACAGAAAGTTATCACTTCCGTACTTTGCAATGAGGTTTCTTAGCTGAGAAACGGAATAACCACCTCCGTTACCGCTACTTCCGCCGCTCGCAATGATTGTCTGTACGTCTTCTTTGAGCTGCGTGATAGTACCCTTAATCACTTGATTACCTAATGTAATCGTTTGCACGAAACCGAAATCAATATTGGTTGATAGCTTCAATACTCTTGTCGCAAGCTCATATCCGTGTCCATCTTTATATGTAACATTCTGTCCGATTTGCAATTGAGGGTTATCCTCCAAGAACACATCTGAATATGACTTAACCTCATAGTTATTCATATCAGAGAGTAATCGCACAATCTCCTCCTTCGCTTTTTCCAATAATCTATTTTGAGCATCCTCATAATAGATAGTATCAGCCATTGCGATATTATAGAGAACCGTGATATTACACTTTAAAGAAGGCATACTTTCTCCACGAGGAATGAGCATTTCAGCAGCGTTTGTAGGTATGATAACCTCATTATCCTCTTGATAGATGATTTCATAATCACCAGCCAAAACTGAGAAATTACTAACACTAACATCATCTGACGAGTGAGAGGATGATGCCTCTTTATGATAGGTAAGTTCAAAGCCTACATAATCGCCGTTGGTTCCTCGACCTGCAAGTGGAGTAGAAAGCGCACCCGTATTAAAGTTCGGTTCGAACGAGCAGCCGATATTCTTTCCTTTGATAAGTAAATTATCGGTAATCCCAAAGTCGTACCAGTAATGAGTAACGCCATCATCAACTGTTGTATTGATAATCGTCTTTCCTTCTACTTTTTCTGTTGTAGGATAAGCCAATCTCATATACCATACAGTGAAGGTCTTGTATTCCTTAACTGAGCCATCAGCATTATAAGAAATAGGTATTTTCTTATTATTATCAAGCACATACTTAACTCGCCCACGCACATTATATACATAGGTATTGAGCGAAGGGAAAATTTGAGAAAAATCAAGCACCTTTGTAAAGAGAGGTTCTTTAATCTTATCCACTCTTAGGTCAAGGGTGGAATATTTATCGATAGAGTAGGAGCGTTCCTTTCCGTCTATTAATATTGTACCATTTCCCTTATCTAATTGCAGACGAATATTGCCAGATGATACATTCTCACCTTTGCTATTTACCTGTGTAATATTTCTTGTACCACCGAAGATAGAAAAAGCGTTATAATAGCTTTCCTTACTATTGCTAATATTTGGTACACCTACATTCTTTCCAACTTCCAAAACAACAGGAGTTGCGCCGACCAAGACCTTACCGATATAGATAATTTCATCATCATAGTCAATATGCCATTCGCAGTTATCTCCGATAGCATTTGTAATCGCTGTAAGTGCAGAAATAAAATCATTATCACTGAATGATACATTGACAGTATTTGCCGTTACCTTCTGAAAGATAACTTTCCATCCGCATTCACCAAACATCAAATCCTTATTAAGGAAATCTTTAATTTTCTCAGCGAGTGCTGATGTTGTTCCTACGAAAGACCATACATTTTGCTTTACCTCTACATTCTGTGAATTTCGAGTATAGATAAAGAATGGTGTCTTGGACAGAATCATCTTTGGGTGCTGAAACTGAGGAGTGTACTTCCAAGAGCATTCATCTGTTTGAATAGGCTCGTATGATTCTAAGAGAAGGAACTTCCTTGTTACTTCTCTTACTTTGTCTATCTTATATATATAATTAATATACGCACCAACGGGCAAAATAACTTTCTCAGCGGCGGAGAAAGACAGAGTAATGTAATCAGACTTAGACATTTCCTGTTCTCTCTTCGCTGCTGATGTTACCTCTGCTTGCATCAGCAATTTATCGTTTATATCATATATCTTAATCATAACTTAATTCTATCATTCGGGTTGTACTCCGTTAATTTGAGTACAAATTTACCTCTTTTTAAGCCATAATCACCAAATTGTGAGCATTGCGTGTAAACAAGTTTAAAAACCCTCTTTAAGCGTGGCACTTTCAGGCAAAACTCACCCGAATAAGCTATCTTGTCAAGGAAAGCTTCATATTTCTGCAAGTAGTCTTCTTCTGAACTACCTTCAAGAAAGAAAGAGATACTTACGTCACGCTTATCTTTCTTAGCATACTTCGATGTTGCGATAACCGATTGTCCGTGTTCCAATCGACTATCGTTGGTTACATAGCTTTTTACTGGAGCTGGGGTCAGCAAGGCTTCTCGCCAACCCCTTACCAATGTAATACCGAAAGTATCAAGGTCAATGTAAGCAGAATCCGCTTCATCGACCAATTTAATAAAAGCATCATTCTTCATAACTTAATACTTATCCTTCATTAATTTATACATACTTGCGATGTCCTCACGTATCAATATAATTGGTGCAGTATTCTTATTAATTGCCTCCAACTGCTCCAACCCCTGATACTGAATATCTCGCATTTCTGAGATATTGTTATATGTCTGCTCAGCATAGATGCGCAAAAAAGAAATATCAACGGCGATAGCTTTACGAACCTCATTACCTTGCTCTTGGGCAATCTGCACAGCATAACCGATACCGATAAGGCTGCTTCCTTGGTCTGCGGTGATAGCCTCAATAGCCTTACCCGTTGCTGTCTGCTGAGATTGCGCTTCCTTATATCCCGTCATTGTAGCAATATTATCCCTTATCTTCAAACCTTCATCAACGATGTTATCATACTCTTTTTTAAGTATATTCAAATCATCATTGGAGAGCTGTCCTTGCTTCATCTTATCTGCCCATTTTTCATAAAGGGCTTTAAGTCTCTTATTAGCAAGGTCATCAACGGCAAAGTTAAGCATAGACTTATTGAGCATCGTTGTGAAATCATTTGCGAAATCTTGCGCCGATTTACTCATATCCATAAGATTGCTAATAAAGTTGTCCTTTAACGAATCGAAGGTTGTCTGCGTAAGATTCTGATTGATTTTATCAGTCAGCTCTTCAAGCTTCTCGGCAAGGTCGGTATAATTCTCCCAATATTCGGTTTTATCATATTTACCTTGGTCGGTCATATTCTTCCATACATCTTGGTTGTATGTGCGAATATCCTTCATCTGCTCTGGAGTGAGCTTATAAATATCCTCCAAAGAACTTACCTTGTTTATCGTAGAATTAATATAGCCTCCTCTGACCGCTGACTGCTGTGCTAACGTGCGATTGATAGCCGCATAGTCCTGTGCTGACAGATTCCAATAATAAGCATTAGAGTGATGCGAGCCGTGGTAACCCATCTGCGATTGAAGGATTTCCATACTCTGCTTATTGATTTGTTTCTGTGCATCATAGGCTTTTTGATAATTGCTGACGGCACTCATTCCCGAAGTCTTATCAATCGAACTCTTCAACTGCTCAATAGAATATTGTAATCGCTCATTGGATTCTGTTAGGCGATTGGTAGTCTCCGCAACCTCCTTCGCATTACTTCCATTGCCGATACCAAGAGCACTACCAAGCGATTTGATAGCCCCTACGCCGTTAATAGCTGCCCCGATATAGTTGCCCGTAGCAAAGTCTGATGCCGCTTGCGAACCTTTATTGAAGGCATCTGCACCACTTTTAAGCTTCTTTCCAAGGTCTGAATCACCGAATCCGAGAGCATCAATCAATTCGCTTGCCTCTTGTAGTTTCTTCGCAACATTACCGATGCTTTCCGCCCATTTATTTGCAATCTCCTTAATTGACTTTCTTGCCTTGTCTTGTGATACATTTGCATCCTCCTGTGCCTTCTTTACTTCCTTTGTTGCCTTACCGACTTTTACCTCAGAAACAGCGAGCTCATCAAAGAGCTTCTTTAATTCTTCAAGCTGTTCATTACTGAGGTTCATCTTATTCTCATTGAAGAGTGTGCTCTTATTCTGAGAGGTTATCTTATCGGTGCTTACAGATACCCCCGTCTCCGCAAAGACTTTCTGTATAGCAATTTTCGTAGAAGACTGCTGCTCTTGTGCATTATATTGCTCTACTGTAGCTTTTCTTAATCGCTCTTGTGCGTCAGCAGCCTCTTGCAAGAGCCGATTATATTCACGCACCTTTTCATTAGACCATCCCCACTTATCGATTTGCTCCGAGATTGCATCATCAATCTTACCAATCTGTTCAGACACAACCTTCATATCATCAATATCAAGAGTACCCGAACCGAGAAGGTCTTTGAGCTTTTTTCTTAGGTCTTCGAGATAAGATTTGCTCAATCTTCCCATATCAGAGAAAACAGAATCCCAGTTGATAGAATCCTTGAAATCATTAAAGTTGAGCTTCTTTAGCTGCTCTTCAAGGTCAGTTTTCAACTTTGCTTCCTCGAAAAGATTACCTTTAGCCCTTGCTTCTTTGATTTTCTCGTTATACTCCTCAACGATGGCGAACTTCTGCTGTTCGAGGTTACCATACTCCTTCAGGTATTCACGATATGATTTTAATTCATCAGCATAAATCTCATTATTGTATGATTCTATGGTCTTCTGTTCAATGATGGTGTACTGCTCGGTAATCTTCTGAATATTCTTTGAATCAAGATGTTTCTTATCATCCCAAGTCTCAGCCTTACCACCCTTTGCCTTGATAACAGACTGCTGTGCGTCAAATTCAGCTTTCTGTCGGTCACGCTCTGCCTTGATAGCTGCATTCTTTCGCTCTTCAATCTGCTCAATTTCTTTGGATAGCTCTCTTTTGCGCTCGGCAATAACCTTCTCTTCGCCTTCTTTCATCGCCTTAATCTTTGCATCGGTTACCTCCTGTTCCAAAGATTGCCAAGCTTTTGCTCTTTCGTAAGCATTCTTATAGATAACATCATCAAGCTTCCCTTCTGCTGAATTAATCTGCTTCTGTTGAGTAGCATCTTTCTTAACATCCGATTTTGCTTTATTCGCTAGAGAACGTTTTGCTGCTTCCTCTTGTCTGATGAGCATTCTCTGTTCGCTATTCTGCTGAACTTGCGTTCTAAGAACCTGCATTCTAAGTTCACGCTCTGCGGCAATATCCTTCAAAGATTGAGTATGCAATTTAGCTTGCTTTTCATGTAACTCAACGAGCTGTTGCTGCTGCTTTATCTGAAAATCGTATTTCTGCTTAACAAGAGCCTTTGCCTCCTCAATGGCAGCGATTTTCTCCTTTCCTTGTAAGGTATATATTTTATTTCTTACCTCGGCAATTTTTCCATCAAGTTTGAGCTGAGTTTCCTTATTCTTATTGATAGCGATTTGCGTTTCTTGAATCTTACCTGCAAGAGAAGCCGCCTGCTCTGCCTTTGATAGTATTCCATTGAATGCCGCTCCTAACTTCTTTGATAAATCTTCATTAGTAAAAGCATCATAAGCAGTTTTAACCGCACCAATCGCCCCAGATACTCCCGTCTTGAATACATCAATAACAGTTTCGCCAGCACCTTTAATTCCATCCCAGGTTTTTTTGAGACCAGCAGTAAAGGTGTCCCAATCCATATTTAATACACCTTTTATGGTCGTTCCAAGACCACCAATAAGGTTCACCGCTGCTTTAACTGCGGTTTTAAACGTCTTCACGAAGTTATTACCGAAGTCACGAAGAGGAGCGTTTGGCTTAGTGAAGCACTTGTACAAGTACTCTCCGAAGATAATCACAATATCAGTGATAGACTTAACAAGAGAACCAAAGTAAGCCATCAGCTTCGTATAGACCTTCTGCCCCTCTGCGGATTTAGTCATCCATGTATGCACCGCCTTGAAAGCAAGAGCGATTGCTGCAATTACCGCACCTACAGGCGTTGCACACATACCCCATAGAGCCTTTGTTACGGACTTAATAGCCGTAAGAGACCCCGTTACGGGAATACCAAGAGCCTTGAAAGCTTCGCCGACCTTACCAATCTCACCTTGCAACTTACCATTGGCAGTCATTACATTGATGATACCGTCTTTGAAATCACTTAGACCAGACTTTGCTTGTGCGAACTCCTCACTAAAACGCTGACCGATGGAAGAACCGCTTACTTTTGCTTTCAGCTCATCAATAGGTTGAGTGATTTTATCTTTTATGCTCTGTCCGAAATCGGAAATCTTCTGCCCGAAATCAGAAATCTGATTGCGCAATCTACCGATAAAAGTCTCTTCGTTCTTCTCACGGATAGCCTCTTGCAATACAGATATATTATTCTTTGTCTTTTCAATCTCAGACTGTAGTTTCTGCAAGTCTTCTTTCTGCTTTTCTCCAAGTGGCTTTCCATCCATCTTAGAAGCTTCTGCTTCTAAATCTTGCAATTTCTGCTTACTCTCATCAATCTTAGAAGTCAGTTCTGATAACGATGTGTCCTCAACATTGATTTTAACAGTTGATGTTGCATCAGACTGAACGATGGTTGAACCACCCTGAATCTTATTCGCAGCTTCGAGAAGAGCATTGTATTGCTGAAGGTCTGCATTAAGTCGCTGCTGTTCTGTTTGCCAATCATTGATTTTTGATTGAAGGGCATCAATATTTGCCTGTGCTTTCTCAATAAGCTGATTGTAATAGTTAGCACCATTTCCCGTTTCGTTATCCGCAGCAGAAAGATTTGCAAGAGCATTCTTGTAGCTCTCAATCTTTGATTTCTGTACCTCAATCTTCTTTGTTGCCTCCTCAATATTTTTGGCAAAATCAGTCGTGCTAAGTTTGTTCTGAATATCTTCAATGGTCTTCTCGTACAACTTCATATCCGCTTTCAGCTCCTTTGCACTCTCGGATTGCATTCGTTCAATCTCTGCACGACCCGAAGCAACGGAAATATATTGCTGCAAAGCTTCTGTCAGATGTCTAGTTACCTCTACGTTCTGATTTTCCGCTTCGGCATTCTGTGTTGCCGCCTCGGCATTTGCTACGTGAGCAGCTGCTTCTGCTGATGTAGCGGTTGCTGCCGTTGTAGCCGTAGCCCCTACGGCAATATTCGTTGCGGATTGGACACCATTTGCGCTTGTGCTTGCAACGGAGAAAGCACTCAACGCTTGATACGCACCATTTACCTGAGAGATAGAGTTTCTCACACCATCATAAGATTCAACAAGGTCTTTTACATCACCTTTCGCCAATTCCAAAGAATGCTTTTGAGCATCAATCTGCTTAGTAAGCGAACCGAATGCCTCTGAGCCTTTTTCCGTCTTAGCTAACTGCTCGTTAAGTTTACCGATAGTACCTTCAATGGTTTCTACTCGTTTATTGGCAGTATCAATCATTTCTGGTACTACCTGTATCCCCTTTGTGGCTTCATCCATAGCAGATTTGAGAACCTGCATAGCCTTGGTGGTCTTTGTTGCAAGGTCTTCATCGGATTGCGCCACATCGTTAAGTGCCTTATTCATTCTCTGAGATAAAGCTTCTGTATCAACGCCGACACGGTTCAAACCATCACAAAGCTTATCAAGTGATGCTTGAATATCGGAAATATCCATCTGTCCGCTGATTCCAAGTATTTCATCTGCTGCTGCCATATTGTTAATTTATTTATGTGATTATTACATCATGCCCATAAAGAAATCATTAGCAGAGATTGGCTCATCTATCTTATGATACTCTTTTTGTGGCTTTTTTTGCTGTCTGCTGCCTTTTCTCGGTTCGTCCTTGGGATTTGTATTGAATGACGGAATCGAGCGGTTAAGCAGAATAATATTAAGGTATGAGCGATTAAATACGACCTCCTCGTAACTCATACGAAAGTACTTCATTACTGCTCCGATTGTTGCCCACGGGGAGTCGTTTTCGGCTCCGTCATTATCTTCGTCTGAGTCAGGAAAATTATAGAGGTTAAGAAAAAATTTGCATTAAACGAACCACTGATGAACTTCACAAGCTCATTGAATGCCATAATATCAAGATGCTTGCGGATATATCGACCCCATATCTTGCGTGCCCACTTCTTGCGGAATGCGCACACAATGAAAATCTCACTCATCAAATGAGCTGTCTCTGAGTGTTCAAACAGAATGGGTATGATATTCACCATATCGCCTTCCTTCCATGTTGGTTCTTTGATAGAGTTACCGAATACACCCATTTCATAAATCTGCATAAAGGTAAGTGGCTTCACTTTAAAGCGAAACTTACCGACTTTAATCTTTACAGATGCCTCGGCAATCGTTTTTGCTACCTTTTCCTTATCTGATGTTTTCATATTAAAATATGTTTTATAACATAAAAAGCGGTGCGGCTTGGGAAAGTTCCCTTACCTCACCGCCTTTTGAAGTTTAATTTTAAATCATATAAAAGATAAAAGCTTTACTTACTTCGCAATAGCCGCAGCACTAATATCCTTTGTGAGGATATTGCGATGACCGCTCTTCTTGTCACCCTTTGCATCGAATACCGCCATCTGACGGAACTCAATGTTAAGATTAGGAAGTCCACTCTTACCGATAGAACCACTGCGAGTGATTGTAAGTTTCATCTTAGACCACTGGAAGGTACGAGAAGGAATATCATCCAAATCTTTTGTCACAATCTGTACAGCCTTGTAAATCTCGGTTTCTTGTGGAAGCTCATTCAGCCAAGCATCCTTACCAGCATCCTTTGTATAACCAAGAAGCTTCGTGAAGTTATCTTCTGAGAAATCGTATGTCTGCAAGGTAAAGCCCTTTGTTGCTGCTGATGTGGTCAGCACTGCGTAAGGGTCTTCTGAATCCTCAACCTCTACATCCGATGTCTGTGCTGCCTGGTCGTTAAAACTCAAGCTACCAGAAACGACAGCCTTAATTTTGTCGCTCCATGTTGTAGGATAGCCGCCATTTTCGACACAATCGGCAAAACTGAAGCTTTCCAAGCCATATACACCATTCTTTGCCATAGTTTTATTCTTTTAAATTATTATACGTTACATTAAATTTCATATTGACGTAATAAGTGTTATCATTATCACGAGTTGGGCGAGAGATAGAGTAGAAATCGAAGTAGCAGCCACCAAGATAAGTACCATCACCAAACAGAGAAAGAATTTTTTCTGAGTAATCAGAGAGTTTCTTTGTGTTAGGTAAGTTAGATAAGGTCTTATGGCAATGAATATTCAGATTCACTACACCTTCATTAATGGCATCACTATACACAAAGGGAAGATGATTGATGGCGATATAATCACCAATAGCCAACTTCTCGGGTATCTCATATTTAAAGATACGCCCTTTCTTTATGCCTATGCTCTCAATATTTTCATTGAGATACTTAAATAATGCCGTTACCGCTTTATCTCCGAGTATCATATCTAACTATCGCTTTTAATCATTTCAGCTACTTCTTCAAAAATCTTCTTCATTTCGTCACGAAGGAAATACTTTGTAAGGTGTAAGACGTTGTAGCCTTTATCCTCTACATATTTGCCGTAGTTCATGCCAGCCACAATAACGAGAGAGTACCCTTTGGGTGCTACTACCCCTTCTTTCTGTGCATACTCACTGAGTGTAGCACTTACGCCTTCCTGTCCTCCTTCCGCTTCTTCTGCCTTTGGAATCTTACCAACTGCCGAGGTGATGAGTTGCCCATCAAGGTAGAGAGCGAAAGAAATTGAGTTCTTTAAATTTGCAGTTCGGTCTTGATAACCTTTATTATCTTTAGAATAGGTGATCGCTTCTTCGGCAAGTTGCATCAAACGCATATTAAGGTAGCTGATAATCTGCTGCCTCTTTTCGTTCAACCTTTTCTGTAAGGCTTCACGACCTTTGATTTGTAATTCAACCTTTGCCATATTGCCACCTATTAGAGCCAAATTCTAAGATAGCGTTTCTTTAAGGTAACGAAACCTTTAACTTCCATTTCCTTATCAATCGTGCCATCTTTCTTTGTTATCCAAACCTTTTCGCCTTCCTTCGGTATGAGAGGGTATTTTGCTTTAGAGAGAGGAGCATAGATTTCGTGCGAATACACGTACTGCTGCCCGTCTGCCAGAGTGATAATCTTTGCCTGCGAATTAGGCAAAATAACGCACTTTCCAAAGGTTTGCCATTCTCCTTCGGGCTGTTCAATAGGGTTTCCATCCTCATCAAAGCCATCTTGTGGAGCACCTTTTATTTTAAGTATATCTTCAAAGTTCATACGCTATCTATTTGATTACCATACCTTCACACTCTGAACCCAATAATCATCAGAAGTATTGTCAATAACAAGGTCAGCATCCAATCCAGCATCCTTCGCAATAGATTTAATCATCTTATCAATGAGCTTCTTGTCGTTCTTGTAACTCTGAGAGATACCGCCAATATTCTCACTTGATAATGGATTCATCTTGTAGAGGATACGCATAGCCGCATAGGCTACGGGTTTCTTAACCGCTACAGAGTATTCATCAGCTACAGATGCCGTGATACTGAACTTGTCAGCAGCATCAATAAACATCTTCTCCAAAGTCTCATCTGAGGTAGAGAAAGGCTGAATCTCGCTTGCTATGGCTTCTGAAATTGTCATGCTAATCTTGTTGTCTGAAGTTTCACTTATTAAATCAATATATTCATAACTGAGGGTCAGTGCATTAAGCACCAACCTTCAAGATAAAGAAGTCCTCAATACCATCGAATACAGGTTGCATCCACATTTCGTTGGTAAGATGATAACCCTTCTTATCTCTCCAATAACCGATAAGGTTGTTATCGTATGTAGAGTAAGATACGTTAGGAACAGGGTCAATAGCCTCCAAGCACTCTGCGCACTTAGGCACAGCCACCTTCTCGGCGCACATTGCAACAACTCGGTTATCTGGGATAAGGTTGTAAATAGTCTTGTCAGGCAGCTCAACAAACTTATCCTCATCAATCTGAATTGTTGGCAAGAGGATAGAGCGCAGATAGATATTCATCTGGTCAACGCTAATCATCGGTGCAGCAGGATTGATGGTAATCTGACCGAGGTTCAAGCGGAAGGTGTCCTTAATCTCCTTTGCTTTACACATTGCGAAGAATGTGTTCTCAGACATACGAAGACGCAGAATCTTACGACCCTTCTTGCGAGCCTCGTCCTTCAATTTCTTAATATCCTCAATAGGAGTTGCGTTCGCCTCACCCCAATTTGTGGTGGCAGAGAGCTGCTTAACACCCAAATCAAAGGTGTAAGATACGTTAGCCTTAGAGTTGTTGGTACGTGATACAGTCTGAGTACCCTTGAACAATCCCTCGAAGTACAACATATCAATACGCTTATGAGGAGCGATAACCGCCAACTCAAAAGGTTTGAATGAGTACTTGATAAGCTCATCGTACTTAGCATTGAGCTGTGACTGTGTATAACCGCCACGTCCCGACATATCATTATACTTACCCTCCAAGAGGTGCATCTGGTCGAGGTAATCGTTATCGAGCTCCCACTCATCGGCAATACGACCGATAGAGCCAGTAAGCTGACCCCAATCAGGCATGGTATGCAATGGACGCTCTGCGTTCTTAGCGATAACAGAACCGACCATAGCAGCAGCATAGGTTGCCATATTTGCTTGATATACCTTTGCAGCACAATATTCGACAGTCTTCAACTCGTTTTTCCACTCAGCCTTGTAGGTGGAAGTCTTCATGTATTCGTCAATGTAAGACTGAAAAGACTTTGGGTCTTGCAAATCTTTCAAAATACTATTCATAATCTATAATCTCCACTTTTAAAGGTTACTGAATCTTAAACAAAGCGACACCATTTGCATTGATGCCTGCCTTAATCTCGTCATTAATAGGGTAAGGGAGCGAATCTTCCTCTACCTCCATTACCTGTAAGGTAGGAGTTGCTGCGATAGAAGCATCTGCGTCTCTAATATCGAGAGTATCGTAAGAGAAGCCAAGAAGTACATCCTTGGTCTTATCATAATCTGATACAATGGCATTTGCAACAATCGCATTATCAAGTGCTGATACAGTCAGTGTATCTACACCATCATTAGAAGCAATCGCCGAGATAGTTGCTCCAGCAATCTTATCACCAACCTGGAACAAAGAACCGCTAGCAATCTTCAATGTTGTAGCAGCCTTATCAGCTTTCTCTGTAGCCTTTGCAGTCTTCACAACCTGCGCTTTACCACCAGTTACAAGTCTGAGAACTGTACCCTTTGCAATCCACTTCAAAGTAGTTGGAAGGTTGGTGCGGTCGAGGTCGTAACCACCCTGTCGGCGAAGGCACTGCTCTTCAAGCCAAAGTGCTTCCTTAATATCCTCTGGCTTGGTTCTATGCATAAAATAGCCTCTGTTTGACATAATTTTCTTCTTTTTAAGAGTTTAACATAATTCCTTAGAATGTCCTACTCCTTTGGAGCGTTACGCTCTGAGAAGCCTTGCATTCTCTTAATGAAATCATTTCTCTCGTCTTCAGGAGAAGTCGCCTTAGGAGCTTCAACGAAACTGCCGCTTGCAACAAGCGACTGCTTCAATGCAGTCCAATCATCAGCACATTGCTGTGCGAGAGTTTCAAGGTTCTCCTCCTTATCAAGCTGATAACGTGAACGGAACTGCTCTGGGATATCCTTCAACTTATCGCTCTTGCCGAAAAGGTCATTGAGACGGGCTCTTTCTTCCTTTTCCTTGTATGGAGCAATGGCGGCGGCAACGGCTTCTTTGATAGCTTGCTGATTACCCTTTGTTGCTTCGGCAATCATCTGCTGAACCTGCTCTTGCGTAAGCTCTGTTGGAGGTACTGGAGGAGTAGGAGGAGCTGGTGGAGAAGGCTTATGGTTAGGGTCAATCCATCCATCGAATTTCTTCGTTGTCTCGCTGACCGCACGATTGAATGATGATTGCATCATACCAACATAAGGTTCAACTGCCGTGATAGCACTCGTTACATCCTCGTCCTTTGACTCATCTGTTAGACCACGACTTGCAACAATCAGGTCAACCAGCTTTGAAAGTTCATCCTTCTTCAAACCATACTTTGCAAATGATGTTTTGGCAGAAGTAAGCACTTTTTCTTTTATTGTCATAGTAATTCTGTTTTAAACGTTAATAAATAAATAATTTCCGATTGCAAAATTACTATTTCTATTAATAAAATAATAACAAATAATAGAAGCTGTGTAAACAAATGCAATTTTTAGCGGTTTTCTTGCGGTCTAAGCGGTTTTCTTTTAGTTTCTGTATAGTTATTAAGAAACAAAAATAAAAGGCAAGATAACCAATATTCTTGGTTACTTTGCCTTGCGTAGTATCAAATCTATTTTTGCTTTGACCTTCTTTGGATTCCTAGCATCGTGATTGCTCAATCTTACAACATGATACCCGAGCCGCCATATACCCGAAGAGCGGTTACCATCCTTGCGCTTTTGGTCTCTAGTAAAATGGTAGCCACCATCGAGCTCAATAATCGTCTTAATCTCTGGCAGATATATATCAGCGAAGTATAGCTTTCTGCCCGTGACTATCGGCTGCTGTGGTATTACCTTATATCCTAATCGAGTGCAGATTTTCGCCGCAGCCTTCTCCGCATCGGTTGTATGCGAAAGGAGGTCGCAGCGAATTTGTCTGATAAGAGCCTTGTTTATCTTCATTGCTGATTTTGCTCTATGAGAGGTAAGTTGCCATGCTTCTTCAACTCCTCGTAAAGAAACAATCTTCCTTTCTGAGTCCATTTTGTGTGCATCACCGAGCCATTCGTTCCGTTTCGATGAACGATAGGTACAGTATCAGATTGCACATAACCATAAGGAAGGTACTTTGCGTACAATATCCACTGACCGCCAACCTTATGTTGAATGCCAAAATTACGAAGCAAGACATTGAACGCCTTTGCTGACTGACCGTAGTCCTGTGCAATTTGCGTTGTCGTTACAGTCTCATTGCTTGATAGAATCTTATCTACATAAGTTACCTTTGGTTGCATCTCGGATATAGCGCCGTTCAACTCTACGATTTCCTTTGAGCTTGCTTCAAGTTGTTTCTGTTGCTCTTCAATTTTTTGTTGCTGTTTTGCAGCCAACATCAGAGCCTCGGCAAATGACTGTGGCACTTGATATTGCTCACATTGTTTGATTTCTAGTTCTTCCCAACGAAGAATCAATTTCGCTCTTGCCTCGTCATTGAACTTAGTGGCGACATACAAGCACTCGGTTTTGTTTAGAATGTAGCAAGGGCGGTCTTGGTTGTTTGCGTCCTTGTATGAGCCGAGCGGAAATTTCCGTTGGGCTACTTTTTCCCAAGCAGCTTCCATGTTTCTGATAGCTTCAAGAACATCAGAATGCCGCTTACCTGTAACCTCTGCAATTTCAAGCGAGGTCATGGTTTCTTTCTTTATCAACTCTTTCATATCTTTACTATTTTTGATTTTCTAACATTTTTATCTCATCTTGTAGATAGAAGATTGCTTTGCTCAAATCCTGTACTCTCTGTTCACGCTCGGAAAGATTCATTTCCTTCTTTCCCTTGCGCAAGAGATATTTGATAGCCGAACCGCAGTTGAAATCAAGGTGTCGGCAAATATCAATCGGCTCTATGCCGCAGAGTTCCTTTAACCAAGCGTAATGGTTAGGGTGATTAACCATTTCTTCCTTTTCCACTGTGGCAATAGTGCCATTTTCTGCAATCTCTTCAAACTGAATAGGAATATTCTTTTTATATGGAATATTGTATTCGTCTGCTATAATATTGCATTCAACAATAGATTTATCTATATTGACAACTTTTAATCTAAGAGGGTACATATTGATAAGTGCATATTTACCTTCCCCAATATTGTAAATATAGATTTTCATGCGGCAATTTGCACCAATCACCTGCTCTGGTTCTATAGACAAGGTAAACACCAACCCCTTACGTATCTTCATTGATTCTATCATAACTCTTACTTTTTAAAAGGTTTATTAACTGCTGATTCCTTTAATAATGGATGCATACATCTTACAACCCTTGCTTCTGTATTATTTTTCTTCTGATACTTGCAAAGATTGCATTCGATAGCACCGACCTTATGCAGAGCGTGTGTATATCGCCCACGCTCACCAAAAGGGCAATCTGTGGCATATTCAATGCCGCCGTGGATAAACTCACGGACTTCATATTTGACTGCCGTATTGGGCTTCTTTTCTTTCTTTGGGTATAACATATTATCTTATCTCAATTTTGATTCTATAAATCGACTTCTGCTTCAATTTTTCCGTGCCATCAAGCAAAAGATGAGCAATGGTGTCAGCTACGGATTCGCTGATAGCTCTCTTCGTATATTCGTGATAATTGCCGTCTTCTTTTTCTTGATAGACGTTTACACAGCCAGAGCTATCATCTGTGACAATAACCCCATTATCGGCAAACTCTAGCTTAAAATTAAGTCTTTCCATACAATTACTTTTTTTGTTCCATGAAATGTTTTTGTTGTATTAACATCATTCTTGTAATCAGATTCTGCATCTTTTCGATAACGAACTTCGGGGTTTCCGAAGTTCTGATAAAGAAAGGATGCTTTCCTCTCTTATGCTTATTGAAGAATAATGTATCATCTTCACCCTCTATCTTTACAGCAATCATGTACTGACCGATGAAGAGGTGGGAACTTCCCTCTTTTCTCTTTCGAGGTGTGGTGTACTTGATGCCGTTTTCGTCTAAGAAAGACATCAGTTTCTTTAATTTTGTCTCATTTTTCATCTTGCATATCTCCTATAGTTTAGTTATCACTTAACATTTTCTCAACTTCATCATCGTATTCGTTTCTTTTGTACCAAGTAGTGAGGTCAAAAATTACTTCCGCATCCTTTCTAAAGCTTTTGTATAAGCTCAGATATTTTTTCTTTGTTTGTGCGTTAGCTTTTCTCGCCTCGTTGAAAAAGGCAAAGTAATTTTTAAAATATTCCGAGTGTATTGTGATAATATCGGCATTCTCGCATTTTTGCATCATAAACAGTATCGCTTCTACGATAACGACTGCCTTTGAAGCGCAATAGATGTGATTTTTCTCTTTTATCACAACTTCTCCGTTCTTAATGATGATAACTGAAAATTTTCCTGTTGCGAACTTATCTTCATAATCACAACTTACATAGCACTCATATCCAACAAGTTCTTTTGCTGGTGTGAGGTAAGTATCGAGCCAATTTTTATTTTTCTCCATTTCGTATCTCCTTTGTTATTATATAATCGGGTGGGGGCATACGTGCGCCCGTTTGTTAATTATCTTTGGGGCTGTCGCCCCTATAAGGGAATAAATTAAATTAAAGCCATCAACCCTTATTTTATTATTTTTGATTTTACATAAACTACATTTTTGCCTCCTTTCTTCTCATGCCGTGATGAGATATTGATATAGCATCGTCCATCTGCATACGATAGATATTCGATTCAATGGAAAATGCACTTCTATTTTTTGCGCTTATCACAATTACCGAACCTTCAATATCCGTGATAGCCATATTATTGGTACATACCTTTTCATCGCACCTTACTTCCTTGATTCTTGTGCGCTTATTGATGATACCTCTGTTTACAAGCTGATTTGTGACTTTGAATGCTTGGTACATCGTACCAAAGATAACATCCTTGATTCTGTCATAAGATAAACCTTTGTTATCGCTAAACTTCTTCCTCAACATACGACTTTCACGTTTGAGAGCCTTGCGAATAGTCTTCACATTCTTCCCATTCGTCCCCTTATTGTGCGTATTGATTACGTCCTCTTGCATTCTAACTTGGTTCTCTATGACAATCCTTCTCAAAAGGTTTTTGAGGGCAGGGAATGTCATCTTCTTCAAATCATCCTTGCGAAGCTTATAACTATATCCATCATTTGAATGTATGCTGCGTGCAATGAATCTCTTCTTTCCGTTTTTCTCTTCAAAACGGAAATACCCTATCTTGCAACCATATTCAAGCAGTCTCTTCAATTTATTATTGTCGATATGCAATAATTTGGCGCAATGATTGTATGATACAAGGTTAAGGTCTGATGAGCGGAATAAGAGCTTTATTTTAAGAAGCAAACAGAAGGCATCCAAGCGATTCTTATCGCTCAGAGCAAACTTAGCTTCCTGTATTCCTATTCTTATTCTTTTCATCATTATATATATATTAATGTAAAAACCAAACAGATGAAAGGTGCTATCTATCATTCTGCTTGGTTTGTATATCTAACCCTTTCACTTGTGTTGATTGGGCATATATGATTCTTTTCTTTGCTTGGAAAATAGCACTTTCCTTTTCATGCCGCAAAATTATAAAGAAAATCCGAGATATTCGCTTAAAATCTATTAAAAGACTAATAAGAAGTATTAATAAATTAAAAATAACTATTAATAGATTTGGCAGTCTGAGAAAAAGTTATTAATTTTGCGGTATCAAAGTTAATAAAATAGCTTTTGATACATATAATTAATGTAGAAATTATTAATAAATTAAAATAGGAGATACGACAATGAAAACAGAGATTTTAAGCAAGCAAGTCTTAGATTACATCATCAACGATGTTGAGACAACCATTCATCGCTTGGGCATCAATGCTCAGCTTTCTGTAGAGGTTGAAAAAGATTATAGAGGCAACGAGTATGAGAAGTTGGTAAGTACATCGTTTCAGACAATGCCAATGCTCTTTAAAGAGATTCACTTGGAAGGCAGTATTGCAATAAGAGATAAGGTTGATGCACCTGATGATTTCTTGGAGGTTTACGTTAATCTCGATTACTGTTATCATACATTTGGTAATTGTAGCAACGGACATACCTTAGGTAGAATTGTCTTCGAGGTTGATAAGCGAACCAATGAGAAGATGAAGGAGAGTGGTAAGGAGAGCAATTATATTTCAATGATTGTACGCAAGGTTCAGTCACTCGAAATCTAAGGAAGGTAACGGCAGGGCTAACCACCTTGCTACTAATATAGGAGATACGAAAAAAAATGAAAAAAGAAAAAGACATGATGAATCCAAGTAATTGGAGAATCGAAGATGTAAAGAATGCGGTACAGGCAGCAGTCCTTGTCGCTAGTGGAATTATCTTAGCGTATGCCACTATCTGGCTCGCTTACTAGAAGAGGGAGGTAATATGGAGATAGTAACAACGTTGGTTAAATTCCGTTGTCGCAAAGATGTGATGATGGAACAGTCAAAGAATGCACAGATTTTTCTCTTTGAAGGCAAAGAAGGTAAGACAAAGGTATTCGTACCTAAGTCTAAACTAATTATCAAGGATGATGCCTTAGATTGCAACTATAATCTTTGCATCATACCTAAATGGGTATTCCTCAGCACAAAGAACCTTTCGCAGAATGTTGAGTTTGTAGGAGAAACGCAACACATGGAAGTTCTCAATGATATTGAAGATTAATAGTATATATAGTAATAATTATTTTGTTTAACGTATTAAAAATAGGATATACAACAATGAACACAATGGCAATGAATTTGATGGCACAGCCAAAAGTAGCAGAGGTAGCGGTTGCAAAGCAGCCAGAGTTAAAGAGCGATAACATGAATCAGTTCTTGGATTTTGAGACATCCAAGGTACAGATTCTGACAATCGACCAGCTTGAACGCACCGAGAAAGAGAATGATGTGTACGGAAAGCCTTTGAAGGGCATCTATCATTTTGACCTCATTCATCAGGTGGAAGACTTGTGTGAGAAGCACGGTTATAAGGCTGAGATTTACGACCTCTTTGCGGCTAATAACAAAGACCGCAATACTCCAGGTGTTACCCGTTTGCCTGAGAAGGAAGCTTTGATGGGTGATAGAGCTGTAGAGGCTCATATCCTTCGCCGAGTATTCTGTAATATTCGCTTGCGTGACTTTGATAAAGGAGAGGGTAATGATGAGATTACAACCAATATGGCGGTATCATTTCATCAGAAGGGTATTCAGTTAGGTATCGGTAGAAACGTAGTTATCTGTCACAATCAATGTATGCTTAGTGCTGAACATTACGCTGCTACCTACTCAGACCTCAATAGCAGAAGAGGAGCTTTTAAGCTCGATGAGCTTCTTCAACGTGCTGATGCTTGGCTCGCTAATCTAAGAGGTATCATTGATGCCAATGATGAAATGATAGAGCGTATGAAGAATCGTGAGATTAAGGCACAGGAAATGTTCACCATCATTGGTATGCTGATATCGCTCCGTGTTGCTGCTGAAACGAAATATAAAGGCATTCGCAATCTTCAAGTCATTCCTCTTAATCAAGCACAGATTGGTCGCTTGACCGAGAAAATGATGATTGCCTACTACGAGCGAAATATTGTTACCGCTTGGGATTTGTACAATGCGGCTACCGATATGTATAAGTCAACTCAGCTCGACCAGCCAATGATTCTTTCACAGAACTTGGCAATGAGTAGCTTCATTCAGAATACATTGATTCCAAACGCATAACTACATATAAGATTGAATATAGAAAATGTCGATAACAAGAGCCTTTAAGCCGCCGTGAGGTGTCGGCTCTTTCTTTTAGAAAAGTTAAATTTAGGTTCTGATATATATTGCCGTGAGGTAATCAGTTATGTCAATTGTCAGTTAGATAAATATTAATTATGGTTATTATTTTTTGCCCTACGGCGGTAGGGCTTTTTATCCCGAGAAAAACCAATCGCACGGGTGTGCGTGGGCTGTATGGTAGTGATACCGATATTCTTATCAAACCCTAAAGGAAAGAGGTGAATATATATAAGTTCATTTATTCTACTGTGTTAAAGAATGTATGCGAAGACACTCCGTAACAAGCAGCTCTTAATAAGCGGAGGTTGGCGAGGGTTCGATTCCCTCTCTTGGGGCTATATTTTTTAAATTTATACAATATGACAGATTATAACGGAAAATTAAACTTGCTGAAGCTCAAAAGAGCTGGCGTTATGCAAATACCAGGGCGAACCGAAGTGCTTCGCTGCTTGGTTATCCCTATTGAAGAGAATAATATCTTCATTAGTACGGATGAAAATAATCGTCCGAAGGCTGCTTATCTCGACCTTACCGCTTGGGCGTTGAAGAACCCTAAGTATGAGGAAACTCACATGATTAAGCAGTCGTTGCCTAAAGAGGTTCGTGAGAAAATAACAGATGAAGAGAAGAAAGCGATGCCTATTCTAGGTGGCTTGAAACCTGCAAACTTTGAAGCTCTGAATGGAGCATCTACCTGCGATGCTCCTTTTGCACAGGCACAGAATTTAAACGATTTACCCTTTTAGTATAAGAGCTTTCTTAGATATAGGATTTAAATTAGTTTTAGATTATTAGAAATATGAGAAGTAGAACGAGTAATTGGTTTGAGGTAGGAATCCGCTACCAAAAGACCCAAGAAGATGGTTCAGAGAAATCTGTAACCGAAAAGTATGCGATTGATGCCTTATCCTTCACGGAAGGTGAGAGCGCAATCACGGAGGAAATGGCTGCTTATATTAGCGGCGAGTTCAAGGTTAAGTCAATGCAAGAGGCTTCGTACAGAGAGGTATTCTTCTCTGATAAGGATGATGATGATTGTTGGTATAAAGCGAAACTGCAATTCATTTCCTATGAGGATAAGACCAATAAGGAGAAGCGTAGCAACGTGACTTATCTCGTGCAAGCAAAGTCTATGCACCGAGCAATCAGTAACATTGATGAGGTGATGGGGAAGACCATAATAGACTACGAAATCATCGGTCTCAGCAAAACCAATGTTTACGATGTCTTCGAGCATAAGACAAAGGAGGAGAAGGAACAGAAGTCTAACGAGGAAAAGAAGGAGGAGTAAATTATGGCAAGACCTAAGAAAAATGGCGCAGAACAGCCTTTGTATTTGGATGGCAATAATATGCCTATGGAGAACGAGAACGCTCAGCAGAGCCAAGAAAATACGGCTCAGCAGCAAAGTGAGGAGCAAGTTGAGGAAAATGAGGAAGAGTATGAACTTCCTTTTGAAATAGAGGATGGAGTTCCTTCCCCTATTGACGATAATGGTTCGTTCATTATCTACGCTCCTACTGATATTGAAACCCGTAAAGGTCGAATCCCTGTAAGGATGGGTATTACTCTCAGAGAGGGCTATCGTGGCTTGATTGTTCCAATCGAAGCAAATGCTCTTTATGGCATTCCTACGGAATCAGATTACCGCTTACAACATTCCGATGTGATTTCAACGCAAGTAGGGGAGGAAAAAGAGGTAATGCTCGTACTCTCTATCAATGACGAGACAATGATACAGGAGCAGACAAACTTCGGTTCACGCTCCCGTAATCTCATTATCCCGAAGGGTGCTCCGCTTGCTATTCTTATGATTTTTAAGCTGTGAAATATATAATTGCGGATGGAGGTCTATTCTATAGTATCTCCTTCCGCTCTATTAAGTAACTATGACAGAAATAGAACGTAAAATGCGCAGAAGCAAATACGGCAAGACTTACTATCAGAAGCATCGTGAGGCTTGTATTGAAAGAGCTAAGGCTTGGTACAATGCTCATAAAGAGCATCGTAGGCTGTATATGCTTGCGTATAATAGTAAATAGTGTTTGTATGGATAAGTTGGATAAAATTAAAGAGTTGAATACTCAATATAAACTGCTGCGAAATAACGGAATGGTCGTTGAGGTGAAACTCCTTACTAATATCGGTGATTACAGCATAAAGAATCCGAATGTTATTAGTAAGGTACTTGACTTGCTTATCCGTGAATCACAGAAACAGATAGAAAGTGAGGTGAATGAATGATAGAATTGAGTAATAGACCAACAAGGGCAAAGAGGGTCGTTGTGGTTCAACTGAAAGACAAAAAGCCTGAACCTTTTCGTACATGCCCAGAGATTTATTTGAAGTACGATAAAGAGAAGATTGGCATCTGTCTTAATGCTTTGTGGAATGCCCTTGCTAAAGATGGTTGCTACGAGAATAAAAAGTGTAAAATCTCTTATCAGAGTATTGAACAATTAAAAACATTGGCATGGGAGTAAGTAATAAAGGGTGTTGTGTGCTGAAATATCCTCATTCTATAGATGATGAATTGTTGGCTCTGTACGCACAGGGTCTTACGATTACAGAAATCAGCGAAAAGGTTGAAATACCTTATGAAACCATTCGACGGCGATTGAAGGAAAAGGGCGCAAAGCCTGCATCACCTAGATTTGTCGCTAAGTTTGGAGATATTCGTTATCTCGGTCATCGTAAATACTGGAGCGAAGAAGAGGAGCAGAGATTCAAGGAATACTTTCCTTTTCATACAAATGAGGAGGTCGCCGAAGAGTTTTGCTGCAAACTTAGGCATGTAAAGAATAAGGCACGCCAACTTGGTGTATCTAAGGATAAAGAATGGCTTCATTCTAAAAAAATACACTCTTTAAAGATTGCTTACATTATGTCTAAATCAAGTAATAAAAGGGTGTTATTCAAGGAAGGTAACAACTATGGCTGTAGATTCAAAAAAGGCAATACTATCGGATATAGGTTTAAGAAAGGGTTTAAGTACGATAAAGAGTTTTGGGAGAAATATAGAAGGGGTGAAGTAGCTTTGCCTTGATTACATTTTTTCTTAGTATATAAAATAAATACATTATGAAATTTAATAAGGATTTACCAGCACATTTGCAAGTAAAGACAATTATGCAAAACTTCGATAAGAAGCAAGCTGAATGCGATGCGCTCAAAAAGGAAAACGAAGAGTTGAAAAAGAAGCTAGAGCAGAAGGATATTCTGTATCGTAATATGCTCAATCGCTTTAGTAACATGAGTACTCAGACAAATATTGACTATAAGGATAGGTATGAACAGCTCAAAGCTGATAAGGCTGAGAGCGGTATGAGATATAGCCGAATCCTTAACGATTTAAATAAGGCTTATCAAATACTTGAATCCATCAAAGGTATTACGAATAGCGCAAAGGAAAAGATAGAAGCATTTTGCTCTGATAATATGGTTGAAAATGATATTCGTTCCAAAGTTGTTGAGCCTGCAACAGATAACGCTTCCTCTTCTGTGAGCGTTAAAGAACAGAAGTTCGTGAGTTATGTCCGTGAGCTTATTGCTAACTTCAAGGAAACAGGCTCTCTTCGAGGAATTGGCATGATTGCAAGAGAATATGGTGTTAGCTCATTGACTAAAGAGCAGTTCTTCCGCTATGGATTGAACAACGAGGTTGTAACTGATGAGTATATTATCAGTGTATATGAAAAGGCTAAAAAACATTTATAACTATGACAGATATAACTATTAAACAGTATGATAATGGCTACTTCGAGGTCTTTCAAGGTGATAAAAGTAGCGGTGAACTTAGTTTTGACGAAATGTTAGGACTGATAACGTCTCTTACTATGCCCGAACGCTGTCCTTGCTTGCTATGGATGAAGACCAAGGAGCAGCGTGATGCTCCAAGAAGTCGTTATCACTCAATAACGAAATATCCTATATTTGAAAATGCTAAAAAGAAGAAAGGAGAATAAGAATGAAAGAAACAAAGTATAATAATGATGTACCTTACGAGAGAGTAGTATTGCGAGTATTACAAAACTACTCTCAGATGCAAATCAAGCTTTATCGCCTACAGTGTAAGGTAAGAGAGCAGAGTGATAAACTTGTATTTTGTAACAACGTTATCAATCAATTCAAAAAGGCTATCAATGAATTGAATAATGATGATTATAAGAAGGTCGTTGCCGAGCGTGATGAGCTTCTCAGAAAGAACAAAGAACTTTCTCGTCAGTTGAAGATTTATGAAGGCATGCGTAAGTACTTCAATAGCGAGGTAACAAAATTAGAAACCGATAAATAGTATATCAATATGAAGAAGATTTTGTCTTGGTGCGGCTCTCATACTGAGCTGCTGTGTGCATTCTTTTTGCTAGGATGCTGTATAAATAGTGCGGTCAAAGATGGTTGGTCGGCGGCGATATTGTTCTTGCCTTTTATCGCTACGTGGATATTCGTCTATCGCCTAAAGAAAAAGATTCTCCGCCTTATCAAAAAGAATGAAGAGCTGAAAGAAAACAATAAACAGCTTGAAAAGGCTTATGAGGAAAAGACTTTGGTATGTAACAGACTTGATGATATAAGAACTCTTTTTGATTACAGATACCGCTTAGCAAAGAACGATGTTAATTTATGCAAGAAGAAGATTAGCTGCGGTGATTATCTTTCAAGCAGAAGGCACTATGAAGAAATGATAGAGCTCTATGTTAAGAAGATTTGGGGAAAATATATGTAATAATGAAGTACGATGAGTTTTTAAAGAAGGAGAGCCAGAAGAAAGGCAGAAGTAAACCACGGCATATTGAATCGCAGATTCAGATTCAGATGGTGAAGTGGTTTCGCTTGCAATATCCTCATTACATCATTGCTGCCATCCCTAACGGAGGACAACGAAGTGCGCTTGAAGCGAAGATTATGAAGGGTGAAGGCGTTTTGGCTGGCTTCTCCGACCTTATCATCATAGCAAAGGGAAATGTCCTATTTGTGGAAGTTAAGACGAAGGACGGATATCAATCTGATTTGCAAGCCAAATTTCAGTCTGACGTTGAGCGGTTAGGCTTTCAGTACAGCATTTGCCGCTCCTTGGATGAGTTTATCTTAACCATCGAAAAATGGATAAAAGATAAGTTTTCTGTGTAAAAATATCGGATTTCTTTGGTTTTATATTAATTCCTATTAAAATACTAATAAAAACACCAAGAAAATTTGGTGGTTTCAAAAGAAATTATTAATTTTGCGGTGTAAATAATTAATAAATGGTTTAACAATTAAAAGATACGACAATGGGAACAAAGAAAATTGCTCGATTCAGATTTACGATATTTGCCCATATTTTCAATAGTTGGGATGAGGTTGTAAGTTATTACGAAAGACTTGTAGAGCGTGGTGAATGTGTTGTACTTCCTACTGTTTCATTTTGGGATGGTAAGGTAAGAACCAACAAGTGGCACGCACAGGTTAAAGAGAATGGTAAAATTGAGTTTACAGAAATTAAATTATAGGAGATACGACAATGATTACAATTATCAATAAATACACAGGCGAGGTTATTACCAAGTACTCAGGTGCTTTGGTAGGTGAATCTACAGAGGATTCTTTTATCGCCAACGCAAAGGGTTCGGGTACGTTCAGAGGACGTTGGAATGCTATCGTAGAGGTATTCATTCCTTTGAAAGGCTTGAATGCCACACAATGCCTTCTTAAAAGCCAATACGCAGTGAAGGAATGTATGAAGAAGAAATAATTAACGTTTAAATATAGGAGATACAATTATGGAAATCAAGGTAAATATACCACAAAACGATTATGTTCAACCAACCGAGGTTAGAGAGGAGGTCGTTCAGGCAATCTGTAACGCTTTCTTATCTAATAATTGTTGGAATATTTTTCATCCTTTCTCAGGTGCAAATAATGGATGCCGACCTGCGACAACACGTATTAGTTTGACTCAACCACGTTTTAACGGACACTCCAATGGTGAGGATATGGTTAGAATACATGGATGTGAAATGAAAGCTGCTTTTGAAGCATTGATAAAGGCTGGTTATCACATGTATAAGGTATATGACTACGGCTCTTGGATGGGGTATGCATGTGATAAGAAGCCTTTCCGTGAGGGTGCATCTGAGGTTCTTACGTTTAACGACTTTATTGATTAGCCTTATGTTCATAGAATTTAAGAATTTATATGTAGCGTTCAGAAAGGAGTTTCCTTTGGCGGTTGTGTACTTCAATAAGTGTGATGGTGAATGTTTCTTGAAGGAGCAAGGAACGGCGAAATCTGGCTCGTATAGCTGTTTTAGTCCATTGATTGCTATCGTTGATTACGTTCCGCAGAAAGCCAGTTGTGAGATAACCTTTACTGATTATCGCATTCTTAATAAAGATGAGGAGGAAGATACCTTAGATACTCTTAAAGGAAGCAATCTTACTATCAATGATAAAGGGTATATTTCCTTCCTTGATTATAGGCAGATTTGCTTTGAGGTGGACGGGGAGATACTTACCTATGATGATTTCTGTAAGTATGAACCACCTAAGGGTAAGGTATTCAAGACAGTCTTTGATAATGGCTACTCTTGCTATGGCTCAGAGCCTTTTAAGGGTGATGCCAAGAAATACGCCGATACTGTTATCAGAATTGCTGAAAAGATTGGCTATCTTTGGTTTGATTGGAGAATGGGTTTCAGACTTAATAATCTTCTCAACGTAGATGTGATTTACGGCAAAGATGAAAGTTATTCAGTGGTATCTAACACATAATGACTATGGAAGAGATTGAAGAAAAGAAGTTTATCATAGAAGCAAAGGACGAAGTGCCCTTTGCTCAACGCACGGGTGATGGCTACGAGCTATTCAATAACGAACGAACAATGAAGTTCTGTGCAAGAAGACAACAGATATGTAATAATGAAACGGGCGAGCAAAAATCTTGTTTTGCCGTTTTCTGCTTCGTTAAAGAGGATGATGGATGGGTACAAGGTGATAACTATCATCAGACAGAAACCATCACCTCTTTCGTTAAGGATTTGAATATCTCTCCTTACTTTACCAATGCGGTAAAGGAATATCGTGAACAGATGGATATTACAGAAGAATGGAAGGTTGAAAAATGGGAACAGGAGAAATATTAATCGTTATAGGCGCAATAGTTATCGCATTCAGCAGCGTTACCGCTGTTGGGGCGATAAGCGGAAAGATAGAAGGTGTTATCACTCTTAGTGAAAGATTAGGCATCACGGCATTCTTGATGATTCTATTCGTTATGGGATGCGTATTGCTTGACAATGGTATAATCATCATAAATCTGTAGCTTATGAAATTTGACGTAGATACAAAGGTTTCAGTTGATGTTCAAGAACTCTTTGAGGGAATGAGCGATGCCGACCAAGTTTCCTTTATGGAACAGAATATTACATACGCTAGCGATGATTCGCTAGTTCAAGAGTTAGTTAATCGTGGTTATGAATTAGTTAAAGGTTGATTTATTATGGCAAAAGTAAGTTTAGACCAAAAAGCTCGCACAGCGAATGGCAAAGACCGCTCCTGTGGTAAGTGTAACCATTATCCTTGCCCAGAGGCAATGTTTAAGGTTTGTTCTGAGGCATTTATAAAGGGCTATAAGAAGGGTTATGAGGAGCAGAAGAAAGAACAGAAAGAGCGTATTGATAAGATATTGCACCCTGTTACTGAGCCTTGTGGTAGCAATGCTGTCTTTGTCTTTTTCAGAGACGTAAGAAGCGGTGAGTTACAACCTTATATTGAGGATATGAGAATGCCTGATGCAAAACGTTACCAAGATATAGGCTCAATAAAGTTTTCGCCAGAAAAAGACGAGCCACAGAAACTACAGATTGCATGGTGTTATCCGAAGGATTTGGTTGAGCTTCTTGGATATGATAAAAAGTATGCCGATTTTGAGCGTATTGCTCTTATTGAAGGCGCATTCTCTTATCCTCGTGAGGAATATGAGAAAAACCTTCAAAAGTACTCTGCTGTGCGCTGTAAATACGAAAAACATTATTATTATCGTAAAATAAAAAAATAGCTTTATTATGGATAAGAAAGATATTAGTCTAACAGTCATACTTGAAGTTAATGGCGACCTTTGCGGTATGACTATAAAGGATAAGAATGATAAAGTGGTACAGTTCGAGGATTTGGCTCGTAGTGAGCAAATTAAGATTCTCAACTGCCTTAGTCAGAATTACAACTGCCTTGTGCGGTTCTTAAAAGAAAAGGAGGGATAAGGTATGGGATTTGTTATTTTTATGGCGGTTATTGTGAGCGTAAGCGTATTTGCCTGCCTCATTCAAGGTAATGGAGATAAGGAGGAGTAGAGTATGGATAAAAAAGATTCAAGAAAGGAGCGTAGGGTATGGATAAAAAAGATATGCGTAGGCTGATTTCGTATGGAGATGTTTACTCTAAATATACAAAGAAGAAGCTATCTGCGATAACTGTTGAAGAATGCCTCAATTCTATGGAATTTGAAATATGGAATCATACAGCAGTCGCCGTTCCTGTGTTTGATTGTCAAAAACTGATTATCATTTCATCTTAATATATGTTGTATCTCTTGGGGGCGGCGGTCTCGGCTGCTGCTCCCTTCTAAAAGTTTACACAGCATATATTGGTTCTATTGTAAGTAATAGGAGAATTGATTATCTTTGCACAAAATAACAATTTAAAATATAAAGAATATGAGCAAGTCAAGCGGTGGTACTCGCACCATAAGCAGCAATAACGCTGCGCAGAGCAGAACACAGAGTTCTCTTAGCGGAAAAGTCAGTACAATGGACGAAGCCAATAAGGTTATGGACACATACAAGAACCTCTATGATATGCCAGCGAAGGAACAGAAAGCATTTACTGATTCTTTCGCCCAGGCAGTTATGGACACATTTAATGAGAAGAAAAAAGGCTACGATGATTTGATGTTACAGAGAACCGACAAGGCATTCAAAGAAAACAACAAAGCTGATTATGATTGGGCTGTTCATCAGCATACTATACAGGTAGATAATCTGGTAGAGGAACGACAGCTAATCACAGATAAGTATAATAAGTTTATCAAGGTAAAGAAATAAATTGCTGATTCTTAGCAAGAAAGCTATTAAACTTTATTAATTCAGATTTATATCAAGGGTGATGGTTCTACGGGCACAAAAGTAAATCTTGTATGGAATCAACGTGGCAAGCGTTTTATTCTTGCTCTTTACAATAATGATTTTAATGTAAAGACAGCTATCGCCGAGATAAACGGTGAGAAAGCAGTTCAAAGCGCAAATAATCAGTCTAATAATTAATTTATAAGGGGAAAGTAATCATGGAGAATAAAGATAATTCAGTTCAGTATTCAGTTAGTGATAAGACCGTGCGGTGCATCACCCTCTTGAAGGAGATTATCGCCATTCAGGAGAAGACTCTTACATTCTTCGCAAACGAGGGTATCGAGGATTCAAAGGAAGCGGAGACCTTCGCTAAGAGTATGGGCAACGCCGTAATGGCATTCAGTGGTATCTTGGGCGGCAATATCTATCTGAATGTGATTGAAGGTCGTGAGGCGATTTAACGATTACTTAGGCACGCCAAAGTAATATACAAGAAAAGAGTGGGGCGGTTATACCTCACTCTTTATCTTTTCTATATATGGCTTGAATATCTTTGATAGTTTCTTGTAAGCTTCAAGCAACCAGGCAAAGATAGGCTTCCAATCATCTTGCTCATAACCGCCTCTTTCATAGTTTGTCGCAAAGATAACGCTTGTTTTATTATCCTCTGCTATATTCCACTGAAGGAGCGGCTTGCCGAATGCCTCATTGATAGAATCCTTATCCTTTTCTATTATTCTGTAATGCTTCTTATTCTCAGCCTTATCAGAACCATCAAGCAATAAACGGACAGATACAGAACCTTTGCGGATGAAAAGGTCATAATGTACCTTTGTCGTTCCTGTTGATATATTCATCCAGTGATAGCTCTGTGGCATCTTTTGGAAGTCTGCTCCGTTCTTGCTTGCGTATTCATTGAATGCCGTCCAAAACTTCATTAATCGCTGTTCTGTGTCTGATTTCGGTGAAGCTTCGCCCTTCTCGTATGGTGGTGCGCATACAATATCAAACAGTATGCCTACCTTTGAGTTGCCGACACTCACGGCTGTTGCTTCAATCAGATAGAAGTTACATTGAATGGTTGAATCATTCAGCATCTGAATGGCACTGATATGCTCTGCTCTTGCTTTCTCAACTATCCATACGGCGTAATCAGCGTTATAGTGCGCAGCATAAGTTATTACCTTGCCCAAATGGTCGGAATCACTATCGCCAAACTGATTCTCTATGATGATGCTTTTCTCTCCATCATCGCCAGCTTTGGCTACAATATCAACTTTCATCGTCTCTAGTTTATGCTCACGCTCTGCTTCTGAGATATTGATTTCCAACTTCTCTGATAGTACACCGATATTCTTTGTAAGCCAAGGCGTGAACCCTGATGCTTCACCCTCAAAGATTTCCTTTAATGGATGAGTATTTATCTGCTCTATCTCTTTCATTTTGCTTATTTTATATTTATCAATTCATTCCTATCTATCTTAGGAGCTTTCTTTTTATCAGAATCAAAATCAAATATATATTTTTGTGGATAGCTAATACAATGTAAATAAATATGCGTCCTTTCATTAATACTTATAGCCCTTATGACAAAGGTATCATTTCTATAGAAGTATGAATTATCATCATTGAGGGTGAAATCAGCTCTTATCTTCTCTTTGATGATTTTTTCATTAATGGGTATTTGCTCATATCCATTTTCGGTAAGTATATAAAGAAGCTTTCCGTTACATTGTAGTTTTAAATCTTCATATTGGTAATCTTGCCCAACAACAATAAAGCTACCTGTTAACTCACCGAGATATTTATCTTCATAATCATATCCTATAAGGCTGTATACATTAGATAATACGACCGTATCTTTATTCATTTCTTCAATAGAATGAGTAGAGATATATTGCTCGATAGTTTGTTTAGTTGCATCTGGTATAGGCGATAAGCTTGTTATCTTCTGTTGAGCGTTAGCTGCTATACAAAAGAGAAGTTCACCAAATATACATATCTTTTTTATCTGCTTCATATCAATATTTATAAATTGCACGATACCTATTTAATACACGCTCTGCGGCGTTATCTTTTCCTTGCCTGGTATATACTAAGGCAAGGCGAAGATACCCCGTTCTTCGCAAGCGACCGAGGTACATCAGCCGCTCGTAGCAATATGTGGCTCTGCTTGGTATTCCATCACGGAGGTAGCGTTGAGCCATTGCCGCTAACTCCTTTGGTGATGCGTCATAAATCTGTGTCATAACTCGTCTGATTTGGTTCTGAATGCAAAGATAGCAAAAATTCGATTACTATATATTTATATTGCAATATTTATATTAAAATAACCTTAATTCACATATTAATATATTAAAAGCTATTAAAATATTAATAAAAATACAGAGAATATTTGGTAGTCTCAAAAGGAATTATTAATTTTGCGGTGTAAATAATTAATAAATAGGTTTAACAATTAAATTATAGGAGATACGACAATGATGACAAAGCAAGAAGAAATTATGCATCTTATGGCTTTGAAGGGTGATAAAAGAGGTGATACATACTTCAATCAGTTCTTTAGCAAAGATGATATTGAACAGATGATAGAGAATATCAAAGATGATTTCGCTATCGAAATGGGTTGCTCATTTACTGAGAAGGCAAAAGAGCTTGAAAAGAAGTTGCATAAGGAGCAGAAAGCTCACGACCAAGATATGCTTGACTTCGTTGCGGAATTGCTTGTAACAGAAGCACAGGGTGGTAATCCGCTTAAAGTTGCAATGAAGAAAATTGGAACAGATAATACCATAAAGATTAAGCGCATAAATAAGATTCCGCTCAGTGAGAAGGAGATTGATTATCTGGTTTCAAAACTTGATTAAATTATAGGAGATACAACAATGGAAGTTACAATGATTAACGGAAAGGTAGTAGAGGCTAACGTTTTTGATTACGTTGCTCAGATTTACGAGGGTGGCAAATGGCAGACAGTTGCCGTTAGCCCAGATTATAATGAGGCTGAGAAAAAGCGTATAGAATATGCTATAAAGGGCTGCTATACAAGAACCGAGCAGCTTAACTAGTTAATAATATATAGGAGATACGACAATGAGAACTATCAATACATTTATTCCATCAGACTTAGTTGATTCTTTGAAGAAGTTTGCTGATAAGACACAAAAGAACGTTGAAGGCTTTACCTACTCAGTAGGTAAGCCTTACGAAAAGTTGTTCTACCATTTCGTCATTGAGGAAAACGGAATGGCAGGTAAGAAGAGAATGGTATTTCATGAGGTTTGCGACCTTATTATCAACATGCCTGATGAAAGCGATTGGCGATTGATTGCAACGTATATGGATGACGCATTTACCCCTGCTGACCCAACCAAGGAGCTTGTCTTTAAGAACCCTGAGCACGGAGCAGACTATGGTAAATGTGACTTCTGCGGTCATTGGTGCAAGAATGCTTATGTCGTTGAGAACGTGAAGACGGGCGAGGAACTACAGGTAGGTTGCGAATGTATTAAGAAGTTCGGTCTGAAAGGATTTGGCTTCTTGTTAGATTTCACAAGAAAGCTCTATGAACTCTACGACTACAGAATCAGTTATGCTACTGATGATGAATTTGGTGATATTGAGAAATGGGGCGGTAGAAATGATTCAAGCTATAAGAATGCCATTCTTAAATCCGACCTTATTATGGCGGCGAAAGCTCAGTATGATATTTGTCCTGTATATAAGAAAGGAACAAAGGTTGAACACGTCCGTTACCGCTCAGCTACTTTGGATGGCATTGACACCATTTTGAATAGCAAAAAGTTCAAGGTTGATGAAGCTTACGTAAAGGCAGTTTGCGAGTTCGGTGCAAAGATTCAGCCTAAGACCGAATTTGAAGAGGATATGCTTGCGGTAGCAAAGAACTTCTATTGCTTCCAAGCGCAAGATGTATATGCTTTCTTCCTTGTGAAAGCCTATGAGGATAGCTTGAAGCCAGAGCTTAGTGTTCAGAAGGGAAATCAGGTGAAGGTATGCGGCAAAATCATTCAGAAGCGTTTCGAGGAATCCTACTATGGCGTAATGGAAATCAATACCATTCTTACCGATAAGGGTATTGAATGCGAACGATACGGCAAAGTTCCTACAACTGAGGAAAATGGTATCAAGCGCACTACATTCTATGCTCTCGTAAAGGGAGTATTCAATGGCAAGATTAGCTTGGATAGAGCAACCAAGAATCCAAAGAAAGGTATTGAAGTCGTTGAAATCTAAAAGAAATGAGTAAGCAAGAATTTATAAGCAAGTGTTATAACTGTGAGAAGTATAACACTTGCTACACCTCGAAGTTTGGTAGATTAGGCTGTAATGCCTATCTATCATATTTGAATACGAATAATTTTTAAAAGGAGATTATGTATAAAGAAGGCGATATTTTGGTATTGTATAATGATTGGCGTGGTGAGTATTGCGTATTCATTTTACACAGAATATACAATGATGATTGGATAGAAGCTCACGCTAAGTATTCTTTCATATTCGAAAAATTAGGAATAGGGGCAGGCAATACCTCTACGAATGTAAAGTACTCTACAGGGTGTCTAAGGAAAGCAAATAATACAGAAAGAGACTACTTGTTGGGGATAATGAAGGATAAGGGCTATTCTTATGATTTTAAGAAGAATAAACTGCTACATTCATTCAATTATGAAAAAGGAAGAAATTAAGATAAATGAGCATTGTAAGCACTATTTCTTAGGCTTCTGCCACTTCTATTTAGGTGGCTGCTGCTCTGGTATTAAATGCGGATATAAATATTTAAGATTATGACAAAGTTTATTGAGGTAAAGTATAAAGGGCATTGCACCCTTGTTAATATAGACAATATCGCTTACGTTGAACCTTCACGAAATGGCGATATAGTAACATCTATAAAGCTTAATTGCAAGACCACACCAACGGGCGGTCAAGTGATTCTCTGCGAGGATGATTATCACACATTCTTGGCTAGATTAGAAAACCTTGTTGTCGTTGATAAAGCTGAGTAAGATATGAGAGCATTTGACGTACTTTTAGCCTTACATCGCTTGGATATGCGACAGGGCAAGGATTATCTTGAAGCTCCTAAAAAGAATGATTTGGAGCTGAATGTGATAGAAGGTAAGCTGAAACGGAATCATTGGTATTGGTGCGATTTTCATAAGCAACCAATGCTCGGCGAGCCTTCGGTTATCCTCACTCTTGGTGGTGGGGATATTCAATATCTTTATGAAGTAGAAAAGTAAATAAATATAGATTATGTATCAGATAAATCTTGTAACATATAGCACTGAGGTGAACATAAAGAACGCTCGCCGCAAAGTAGCGAATCGACAAAAGAGAATACTCGGAGGATGGTTTGAAAGCGTGAAATTGGCAAGAAAAGCCTTGAAAGAATCCTTTGAGAAGGAAGGCTATCAGATAGGTAATGAAGTCAAAGAGAAGGGTAGTGAGACCTACGTCAAGACGTTATTTTTCGGCAACGTTATGCTCGAAATGGAGTATAAGATAATCAAGTGTAATTAATCTATGGCTCGTTTCGCTCTCAGAAATCAGGAGAAGATAAAGCAAGCATTCGGGGAAGAAAGGTTGAATGAGCTTCTGAAAGCACTGAAGCTATATTCAGCCAAGTACCCGAAATGGTCATTGGACGCAATCATCGAAGAGGGTAAACCTTATCCTTCTTTCGTAGTTGATAAGGTAGCCGTATTATACGTAACTCGTTTGATGTATGACGTTTATCACGTTGCTTTAAAAGAGTTCTTATAAAGAAAAAGCACCGCCCTCGGGAGATACGAAAGAGGACGATGCTAAGTGTAAATAATAATTTTGTTTAACGTTATGAGTACATAGGAGATACGCACTCGATACAACAATTAATGCAAAAGTAATAAAAAATATTTGGATAGCTCAATTTTTATTCATATTTTTGCAAATTATTAACAATAAAAAGGAGATATGGCTATGAGTAAGGAAGATTTAATCAAGCACTGCCGATACTATAGAGGTGGTGAAAACCCAAATACCAACGAAAATATGGCTTGGTTTTGGGATATGGAAAGAGTGTATGTTAATAGCGAAGGAAAGTTTAAAGGTGAGGAAGAATATTATAAGAAAATCAATGGTAAGGAATATAAGGGGATTCCACATACATTGCTTATTATAATGTTCACTTCCTGGGCTAAAACAGCCTACAATATTAAGGAAGAGATAGATAGGTTCTATAAGCTGATAGACGAATACCTCTTTATCCCAAACGACCATTTCCCAGAGGATAAAATTCCAAACGAACTATAACGAAAAAAGGTGCGCCGTAATGGTACACCTTTTTTGTTTAATATCCGATATTGCTATCCTTTACATAAGATAAATCTCTTATTTCTTGTCCTATAACCTCGCAGTCTATGTAGGTCTTTCCACCTTCTTCATAAACCTTTGTTATTCGCATTCGTGTTCCTCTCTGAAAGAGTGTTTCGTGCTCGGAACTATATGTAGAGAAACGGCTTACTCCATCCCAACTTCTTTTATCACCACAACCGAAAGCAGAGAAAGGTTCTACGTAAGCAGCCTTTGTTCCTTTTGGTGCATATATGTTCATAATAACACTTCGAGTGTTGAAGCCTTTTCCTTTTCGGCTACCAGTAGACATAAAACCACCTTCTTGCATTTCCATTCCAACAAGGTCTTGAAGGTTATTTGGCATAGAACCGCCAGCAAACTTAATTCGTGATTCAATAACTTTCATTCCATCATCACCTCTTGTAAACCACATATCGGTAGGAAGTTCGTTCTTTTCTATATAGCTTGTTATATTGTTAACCTTCTCTATGAACCTTTCCTTCGTTTGGTAATTATCATATTTTCTTCCTTGTAATGGTTCATTCACATCGCAATAATGATGAGTGTATTCGTATGTGAAATCTTTTTCTTTTTCTGTTGCTGCTATCCATTGTTTGGATGCAGTATCTACGAGGGCTTTATCAGCTTTTGCACCATTACCCTTATCCCATACTGCGGCATCTTTCCTTGATTGAGAGAATTGGTCTGTATCAAATACAACATTCTTCGCATTTCGTTTTGCTTTCGCATTAATAAGCGTTTCTTTCTTTTGCTTAGCTTCATAAAGCAACTGCTCAGCAAGGGTCTTATCCTTTGCGAGCATAGCGTGTTCAAGGTCATAGATAAGCTTATGATATATCTTGCTCTGTGTCTTATAACCTTTTACGTCAGCATAAGCTTTATTGATATTTACCCAATCAATCGCCGTTTTTACCTCATCAAGCTTTTTTAGATATGCCGCTTGCGATACCTTCCATGTAGCATACTTCTGCTGAACCCCGTGCATATTTCCACCAAGGAAATCAACTGCCTCAAATTGCAATTTGCTAACTTGCTTTTCAAGCGTCAAGCTTTGCCATTGAGCCAACTTCGCTTCTACGGCATCATATACTCCGTGCAATTCCTGGGACGTGAACTGCTTATGCCACTTATTGACATCAGGAATGAGAGCAGAAAGTGATAATTCATCCTTTTTAATGGCAGAAATGGCGTTTGCGAGCGTTTTTGCTTCTTTCCTTGCTAATGTATAGTCAGCAGCCTTTAATGCGCTTAGAACGGAAGAGACATCGGTTTCTCCGTAATTAGCAGCCACCTTCATAACATTCATCGCAACCTTGCGGTCAGTCCATGCAAGTTTAGTCTGATAACCTCGCTTGAATCTATCAAACAAAGAAGCTATCTCAGAAGCACTCTTTTTGTCCTTGATTGCATAACGGATAGCATAGTAGCGTTCAAAGAGGTCTTGGCTCTTTATATCCGTAACAGATTTGCTACCGAGCAGATTATGAACTAAGCCATTGTAATAGTCACGTCTATGCTTATCCCATCGGCTCTGTATCTTATCTATCTGCTCCTTAGTTCTAAGGGCGTGGCGTTCCTTTGCCTTCGCAAGTATAAGCTCCTTAGAAGAAACCGCCTTTAACCCCAATTTCTTGCGGTCTGACGGGCTTAAAAGGTGTGCCCAATACTTTGTGTTGTCTTGCAAGTGCCAAGCCAATTTACCCTTCATTCCTGCCTTTACGATAGCTTCGGAGTTATCCTTAATGTATTGATTGTACTTTTCGGGCATAGTAAGCACGGCAAAAGGGGATACGTAGTTGCTCATATCCTCGCCAGCCATTAAGCGTTTATAAAATTCCTTCTTCTCCTCGCCTTGTATGGTGATAGGGTCTGAGGTGCAGATACATTGAGGATGCCAAGAAATCCATACATAATCTTTTGGGTAGCGACCTTCAAGGTCATTGCATATATCATCTATATTGTGTTGTGGTGATACATGAATATACTGACCGATAACGAATGGCTCGTTCTGCCATCGCTCGTTTCTTGCCTTATGATATGCGGCATTTATCTCCGTTCTCGCTACTCTGAGAGCATTCTTTCTCGCCGAGCGGTAAACACCCATGCCTACCTTCTCCAATGGCTCTTCAACGAAGCGCACCTTACCGTCAATGATTCTACGTCTGCGCCAAGTCACCACATCTTTCTTCTTTCCGTTCTTCTGAACCTTGATGGTATGATAACGGCGATACATCATATCTGGGTCGTTGAGATACTTTCGTATGCTCTTGCCTACTTCCTCTGCTGATGAGCCTTTTTTGATTCCGTCCGCAATGGTATTACTCATAGCCATTTCAAACTCACTCTTTGTCTGTTGGCAGTAGTTCCAAATAATCTGAGCGAGATTCAATCCGTTCTTTGTTTTCAAGCGATTTGAAATAAACGTGGCTGCGGCGGTATCTCGTGCGACCCTTATAGCTTTATCAGTAAGCACGGAATAACCGCCTATAACCATTTCATCGTGGTTATACGCCAACGCAACGCCATCGGTGATGCCGCTCTTATAACAAAGAAGGCTATTCTGATAGTAATCATTAAAGATGTCGTTCAAACGAGCCTTTAACTGCGGAAAGTTATCAAAGTTAAAAAGCGCATCATCTTTGAGCACATCTTCTCCAGAGCCAAGAGAGGTAAGCTTCTTGACATAATCGCTGTATAATCTGCCCAACCGCTTGTTGTAAACGGCGAACAGATTATTCAGTTGTTCTTTCTGCTGTTTTGATGTGAGCTTCTTTGACATAGTTTATATTGTTATAACTCTCATTTTTACTTTCTTTACCCCATTAAGCTTAGCAGCAACAAAACGATGATTACCATCTACAATCATTAATTTATTTTTTCCATTCATATTATAGCTAACCGCCTTTATTCCATTATATTTTTGAGTATTCATATACTTCGCAGTATCTGATATATTGAGAAATTCTTGCGGTGTACTAATATCAATTTTTGTCATATCTATTTCTTTATCCTCCCCAAGGTCTTTAAACGTTTTATCAACATCATCCATTTCTTGTGAGAGACCATAGGCAGGATTTTGTTGTGCATATTTTTCTTTAAAATTTTCATACACTGTTTCCTCATCAAAATACGGAGAAGCTTTTATGAAATTATTAATATTCCAAGAATCACCGTAAGTTGCTCTTAAATTTGACGAAATCTGAGCTTCTTTTATATTCTCAGAGTTCTTCTTTCTCGTATTTCCACTATTCTTTGCCATATTTATTCCTCCTCTTCTTCATTTGAAACTGACTGACTTCCACTTGCGGCACTACCAAGTCCCGAAAGGGCTGCTTGCTGCGCCAACGCTTCTTCCTGTTCACTCTTCATTTCTTCCTCAACCTTATCAGGGTCATCATTAAGAGGGTTCAATTCGATTGCACGGCGATTAGAGGTAGATTTCGCACCACCATTAGATGAAGTGATAAGTTGCAACATTTCAACATCATTCTTTGGCAGATATGGCTTGAAGACTGGCTCAAAGTCAATCTGCTCAGCAACACTCTGGTCGATACCTTTTACGTAAACTCCCGTATTACAGATGCCGTTAGCTACGATATTCGAGCGGCGAGTGAACATTTCACCAAACATTTCTGTCTTTAAATCTGCTTTCATATAAGGAGCGGTGAACATCAAACGGATAGCCGCACCCGAGGTGTTGCTGCCCAAAGTCTTCATATTCTCAAAGCTAATATCGGCTGTTGAGGTAAATGAATAGATAATATTGAAGAGATAAGCAATTTCACCCTTCACACTCTCAGGTGATTTATCCCAAGAAAGGACGTTCATACTTGAATCGTTACCACCTAGGAAAACTGCGCCTTGCTCGCCCTTCTCAGCGAAACCTTTCAACTGACCTTTGACAAAGTACTTAGGCGTGCCGAAGTAATCGTTCGTGTCACCCCAATTTGAGATACAAGTCTCCACTCTATCAATAGCCCATTGAACATCTTCCCACTCTGCTTGGTCTTGTCTATAGTAAACGACAGGCACTTTGGTGAAGCCATGAGGTAGGGCAGAGATAAGCTTCCATCCTGCGCCATCAATATTGGTGTACTGGTAGCACAATCTATCTGTATATACATCAAAATGTAGCTCAGATTTTCCAAGCTCATCATATACATAGTACTCACGGGCGAAGCCGTCCATGATATGGAAATCGTTGAAATGAGGGTAGAGCTTATCGCCGTTTGAAGGCGAAAGCAACTGAACTCGGATTTCACCTCGGAGCTTACCTTCTGTGTCTGTTGGCATATACCATAACTCGGCGCACTCACATTCCTTGAAGAGGGTACGGGCAAGTCGCTTATCGAAGTACTTCATCTTGTTGTCGTGATAGCAGTGCATGATGCCGTCATATAGCTTCTGCTGCTTATCGTTCATCTTCTTTATATCAACACCATGTGCCGTAGCTTTATAGGTAACGGCATTCATAAGCAAGAAACTCACAGTAAGATTTACGATTGACTTCTGAGCAGGGATAGCGATTCTTACTGGCTCAACTTTCTTATCCTTGTAAATCGGTTTTTGCGTGATAGGGTCATACTGACCCGTAGGTACTTTGATTCGTTTCTTAGGACGGAAATCCTCATCAAAGATTTTATGCTTTGACGGATTCCATTGTTCTTCAAGCACACTCAGTGGTGTCTTAAAGCCTTGTTTTCGTGCGGTCAATACCGAGCGAACCATGTTCGCATCTTGTATTGCTACTATCTGTTCTATTGCTCTCATATATGAATATTTTTTGTTATAACAAGGGCAAAGTTAGTAATAATATAACTCATATAAGCATAAAGGAGAAAGCCTGTGTAAACAAAAGAAAAACGCCTATTTCGGCAGTCTTCCAATATGCCAATGATTGCACTCGTTGCAAAGGTATGCGGAGTAACCGAGCAGCCGCTTTTTCTTTATGTATCTTGCGGCTACCTTCTCATTATCAAAGGATAATTTGGCTACTCCTCTGCTATTATAGTGGGAGCGTTTGCGATGATGCTCCCTTGGCTGTTTATCATATATTCGTTTCATAAGCATTTCGATTTTAACCCATCAGACCGAGAATGTCGGCGGCTTGCATTCCGCTACCATAATCGCCCAATAACTTCTCCATGACAACATATCGGCATGCATCGATAGCGTGATTATACATATCTATAGGCTCATTAAGCCACTTTCCTTCCTTATCTTGGCGGTAGGTATAATTATTAAATTCTCTTCTTACATTTGTAGAGCGTTTTGTTATATGAATTGTGTATTCTTGCATCTTCATAATACCAGCTTGAATAGAACCTGCGAACTTCTTTACAGGTTTTATATCAATACCAGCATTATAGATTTCATCAATCAGACGAGGGTCGGCACTCTCTGATATTACCTCAATATTTTTTTTATCCTCTTTCAATACTCTAATAATATCAGAAGCAAGCATTTCTGTCTGATAGCATATTTCATCTATATAGATAATCTTTCCGTAGATATACACATCAACAATCGCCGTAGGGTCATTGGAGTAACCGAAGTCAATACCTCTGTATCGGTGTCTGTGCGCTTGAATAGGAATATAATCATCAATGACTACATTCTTAAAAATCAAGCCCTCAACCATAGAGCGCAATCCCAAACCATAAATACGCCAAAGGCTCGGATTCTTCCATTTAAGGCTCTCAATCTCAGCGATAACCTTTGGCTCAAGGAAAGGATTATCCTTATAAGTGGAGATAAACCAATAAGTGCTTTTTTCTTCGTTTACCTGATTTATCCAATGGTCTTCTGAGAAGGAAGGGTTATAATCAAGGATAGAGAACTCCGTGGTACGCATCTGTAGCTGCTGCCATTCGATGAAAGAAAGCTCATTCGCCTCATTTACGAAAAGTATCTTACGCTTAGAACCACGCACCTTCTGCTCGTTATCGGTGGAGAAGAACTCAATCCAAGAGCCGTTAGGGAAAGTATAAACGAACTCCGATTTATTCATGCACTTATCATCCCACCAACCAAAGTTGAGCATTATATCCTTGAAATCACGATAGACAGTTCGTTTAATGGAAGGCATACCAGCACGAATGATGGAAACGGTCGTTCCAGCATAGTTGAAGCAAAGCATACAAAGGAACTGCACAACACTATACGTCTTGGCACTACGACTTGAGCCTTGAAGAGAGCAAGTTGTGAATCCTGCTTCTTTCGCTGCTTTTACCCTCATGTAGTTCTTTGCTAAATATACGTGCGGCATATCTCTATTATCCTTTATTTGCTTCTTTTATTATTCTGCTGTCCTGTCTGGCTCTGCGTCCTTCTTTTCCTTCTCTTTCTGAATCTCAGCGAGAATCTTCTGATACTCTTCATTATTGGTAACAACATGTACTTGCAATGGGTCTTGCTTAATCTGCTCACCCTTGCTTGTAAGGTCAATGCGCTGAATCTTTCCGTAAGCTCTATCAATAACTCTTTCGAGCACATCAAGTCCTTTCTTGTCAAGTATTCCCTTGGCAATAATGCGTTGCATCATCGGGCGTGACTTATCAGCCAACACCGCCTTCAATTCGTCTTCGGGCAGCGTAGCGATATACAGAAAAGACTCTGCGATAATCTGAGAGGAAGGCACTTCATAGCCCTTCTCCTTCATTTCCTCGATGAATAATGACATCGTCTTAGGCTTTGGTGGTCTGCCCTTGGGGTTGCCAACTCCACCTTTTTTAAACTTACCTTTTTCAAGGTTTGCAAGCTGTTTTTTACGCTTGCTTTCATCTCTTGATAATGGCATATTAATAGCTTTTATTCCTAATTTATTCCCAACAATAGCTTTTATTTAAGAAAAGCACTTTTATTTTCTTTTTCCTCTGCTGCCATATCTCGGCACATTTTCAGTACATTAAAGTACTCTCCAAGATTGTTGTTATAGAGCAGTTTTGCTATCTGTTGAACAAAAACAGCCTTACGCCCATCTTGCTGTAGTTTCACCACTTCGCAAGCTGGCATCATTAAAAACTGCTCCATGATTTCAACCTTTTCCTTGGAGGAAAGAAGCTTCTTGGCAGGAAGCAGAAAACCTACTTCCTCCAAGATTTTTGTTTTGACTGACTTAACCTTCATACTTATCTCCATTTACGAGGTTCATAAACTCAGCCCTCACTTGTGGGTCGTCTTTGAAAGCACCTTCAAGGTAAGAAGAGGTCATAATACCCTTCTTCTTTGCGCCTCTGAACTCTTTGCAAGAATGATGCCCCTTCATAACGAGAGCAATACCAAGTGGTGGATATTCGCTACCAAGAGCCTCTTTCAGCATATCTACGATATCATGTACCAATCGCTCCTGTATCTGTAAGCGAGCGGAACAGTAATCAACTACACGACCAATCTTAGAGATACCGATAATTTTGCCCTTTGGGTTCGGAATATATGCGAACCAATACTTGCCCCAAAACCAAACACAATGATGCTCGCAGTTTGAATGGAAATCGCCTTGGTCGATAACCATGTTATCATAGACGATACCGTCATCATTGTTATCAAAGGTGGTAATCTTCGGCTTCTGTGAAGGGTCATAACCTCTGAATATCTCTTTCCACATTCTAATAATGCGGTCGGGCGTTCCCTCTAAGCCCTTGCGGTTAGGGTCTTCACCGATATACTCCAAGAGCTCTTTGATATGCTTTTCTGCTTTTTCTTTTGTAATCTTAGCCATATTATTAACCTTTCCAATATTCTTTATAATCTTGTTTCTCCTCCTCATTAGGCTCATATACCTCATAAGAAGTACCGCATTGCATACAATGATAGTAATCCACTACGGAATCATCATCCTCGCTGCGGTCACCTGATGAATCCCAACAAAGTTTCCCACCGCAATAAAAGCAGATAGGACGATACTTTGTCGGGGTTTTCTTTTTATTCTTGCTCATAGGCGAAATGATTTATTTCACGTTGAGAATCTTCTGCTGCTGTAAAGAAAGTCGCCACTTAGGGTTAGCCTCTACGAAAGCAACAGTCTGTTTCAGAATCTCGGCATTCTTCTTTGCATCGCCCGTATCACAAGGTTGAACGTAGTAGTAATCTGCATCAATACCACAATCGGTAATCTCGTGCTCACCATCAAAGACAACCTTCACCTCAGTAGCTATCTTTATGATAGGTTCTGCGCCCTTAACGAATAAGCACTTAGGAGAGCAAGTAACCCAGTTGATACCACCAGGAATCTTGTGCGTTCCGTTGGTCTCCATAGCAATATAATATCCCCAATTTTGGAGAAGGGTAGTAAGCTCCTCATCCACCTGTAATGTAGGCTCACCGCCCGTAAAGACAACAAATTTACAATCAGGTGAGAGCAACTGAATCTTATTCAGAATATCAATAGCCCCCATTTCCTCATACTTCTTAAAGTCAGTATCACAGAAAGGGCACTTCAAGTTACAACCCGAGAAGCGGACGAAGATAGCCGCTCTGCCTGCATGTCTTCCCTCACCTTGGATAGAGTAGAAGATTTCATTTACCTTGTACTTAGCCATTAGAGAGCCTCCTTTCCGTCAATCTTATTATCATCACAATAAACGGCGATATTGCCTTCACTCTCCTGTACCTGTGCCTTGTAGCACTCTGGGAACTGAGCAACAATCCATTTGGCGATATTCTCAGCAGTAGGATTGAAAGGCAAAAGCTCGTTGAGGTTACCGTGGTCGAGGTAGCCGTGAATCTTCTGCTTGATATGCTTGAAGTCCATCACCATACCATCTTCGTTCAGCTTCTTAACCTTGCAATAGACAGTAATAACCCAATTATGCCCATGAAGGTTGGCGCACTTGCTTTCATAAGAGAGATTCAGCTTATGACAAGCGGCAATCTCCATTCTTTTTGAAACATAATACATAATTTTTCTTTCTTTTATTTTGTTATTTCAATTTTTATTCTTAATTTTGCGACAGAGAAGAATAAATCGGGTGGGTCAGTACACTGGCTGCTCGATTTCACGCTTATTCTTCAAAGGCAAAGAGGTGTACCTGCTTTGCTGTTTTCTATCAAAGCTTATGGCGATGAACATTGCCTGATAAGCCAACAACAATAACTTCTTTTAAGTTACCTCTTTCATTTCCTTTTGCATGAGTGAGATACATAGAAATTTGGTCTTTGACATATTCCTTTGTCATAGCCTTGTTATTCTGTATGAGGATAGCAACTTCTGCCCCTTGCTTTGCAGCACTCTTCAATGCATTCTCTACCTTGTAGGTACTCGCCGAGTTGATGGTTTTCATATCCATCACGGCGTGCTCTTTGAAGCCATCAGTCTTCTTCGCTCCCGTTATATACGACATTTCGCTCATCAAATATACACGATAACCCTTTTTAGCAAGAACTTCTGCGGCATACATTTCCTTATTGGTATTCGGGTCAGCAATCTTATTATGGTTGTTATGTACCACATAATAACCGCCGCTTTTATCGAAGTAGCTATCTTTATAGTTGCCCGTAGAGACGATGGCTTGAAATTCTGATTCTCTCTTAGCCATCGTCTTAGGGTTACCCGAATAGTTTCGTGTACCTCCGCTTGCCTTACTCATCCTCGTATTCGGTTGGGTCTGAAATGCCTGCATCACGGAGAGCTTCCTTGCGTTCCATACAAGTACCACACTTACCGCAATGCTTCTCACCGCCCTTGTAGCAGCTCCAAGTTTCAGCGTAGTTAATGCCAAGCTCCTTGCCGTGGCGAGCAACATCAGTCTTCGTAATACTGGTATAAGGAGCATCAATGCTGATACCCTCGTAAGTACCATTCTTCATTGCCTCTGACATGGCATCAATGAAGCCCTTGCGGCAGTCTGGATAGATTGCGTGGTCGCCGAAATGGTTAGCAATAAGCACCTTCTTCAATCCATTACTCTCTGCGATACCGCAAGCGATAGAGAGCATAATGCCGTTACGGAAAGGAACTACGGTTGATTTCATGTTTGCATCATCGTAATTACCTTCTGGGATAGCTTCTGCTCCTTCGAGGAGAGAGGATTTGAAATAATCGTGAATAAAATTGAGTGGAATAACAATATGCTTGATACCAAGTCGCTCACAATGCAACTTAGCAAAAGGAATCTCCTTCTGATTGTGGTTAGAGCCATAATCAAAAGAAATAGCGAGAGCAATGTTCTCTTTCTTCTCATGCAGGAGAGTTACCGAGTCCATACCTCCTGATACAATAATCAATGAATCTTTCATAACTAATTAAAATTTAAATATTTATCTTTTATAATCTTGCACGAGCGTACTTCATAAAGCGTACCCACTCGCCGAAATTATGTGCAGCAACCAACTTTGAGCGAAGTTTCTTGCCCTCAGGTGCTTTGGTTTTATCCATAGTTCCGTTCTTGGCATTGAACTTATATATAGAACCGCTCATATTGCCATAAAGCCAAGCTGTTGAATCCACAGAATCAAAGTGATAAGTATGCAATCCTCTGATATTTGTATATCCAAGAGCATGTATCTTGCAGCCATATTTATGTGCTGTCTTTACGAACCAAGGAAATAACTTCTCATATTTATTGATAGGTATCTCTTTAGTCACGATGCCACCGATAGCCACATAAGGGTAATTCTTGCACATTTCAATAAAATACTCTTTCCCTCGTGACTTATGCCAAACGGGGATAGGCTTACGTCCACTTAATCTTTCGAGCTTTTCACGAAGTCTTTCAACCTCTCTGATACCAACAACGGAATCAATATCAAGCTCAAAGAAGTTCTTTACGTTCCACTTCTTAATAAATGCAGCATATCCTTCTACGTATTTATCGAAATCAACTACACCTGCTCCCGACATAAATGTGAAAGCACCACTATCTAATAGGAAATTCTGAAAATTGCCTATCAATCGAGGAAACTCTTTATTATTCTGTAGATAATAGTAAGTTTCCAATATATTTAATCCTTCCCAATCGGCATCCTTGACGTTCTTTAATGGGGGTTCGCCTGCTAAAAAAACACCCATAGCCTTTTCATAAACATAGGGTCTGCTTAAAGTCCCTGCTATATATAATTCCATACTAACACTTTTCCAAAACTTACTAAGATTTCCAGTAAGCCCTCCCGCAAGATAGACTTCCATATCTCTATTATTTTATTTCCACACCATCGTATTCGGAAACGGCAGACTTGATAATCTCCTTAATCTCATCTACCTTATCTTCCAACTCTTGCGGAATATGGACGGAGAGCTTAATATCTTTAACTTTGCTCTCGGTATTTTGAGCATCTTCGAATAGCTCATCAATATCGGTATCGTTTTCATCAGTATTGAGAAAAGAGCAATCAACGCCCCAATTCTGCAAATCATCGGTTTCCCACTCACCATTAGCAAGCTCGTCCCAATCCCAATTACCAGCTTGCACGTTATCCTTGATAGCATACTCCTTGATTTTCTCAATAGGCGTATCGGCTTTGAGGACAACGCAAGGGATGGTATCGAACTCGGAATGACCATCAAGGCGAAGCTCGTTGGCGACACGAAGGCGCATGTTACCGCAGATAGTGACGTAGTTGCCATTATCCATTGCATAAACCATCAATGGCTTATACTCCAGGAACTCGGGGCTATCAGTAAGCGACTTTTTGAGTTTATCGTGTTCGCTCTCTTTAAGGTAGCGAGGGTTCTTGCTGATTCCCTCCAACTGTCCGTCATTGTATTCAAGCCTTGTAATATCAATATCGGCGTATTCACCAATCTTCAAAAAGAGCTTTTTATCATCAATGCTCGGACTCTGAGATATTTTCTTTTCTCTTGCCATAACTTTACCATTTAATAATTATTATTTGCAAAGTTACGGAGATTATTCGGGTTTTAATAGAAAATAATAGATTGTGTGTAAACAAATAAAAGAGCTACCCATATAATGAGTAGCCTTTAAAGTTGCCATAAAATCTTATACCTCTTATATATAAGAAAAGCAGCTACCTATCACAGGCGACTGCTTATAGACTAATAACTAACTATTATTTTCATTTAACCAAATCTTAACTAATACATATTGTTATGACACTTCAGAACCTATATTCCACTATTTCCGTTTTGCTGATGCAAAGGTACAAAATAAAGCGAGATACAGCAAATAAATGCCATATCTCGCATAAACAATCTTACTTTTCCTCAATCTGTTTAGAGACGTTATCTGCTCGGAAGTCCTCAATCTGCTTGGAGAAAGGGGTGAGCTTATCAAGCTGCGCCTTAACAGAGAACTCTTCGCCGATAAAGGCAACACCTTCGTGAATCTTCTGCAAGGCGGCAAGCTGCTTCTTTGTAGTGACGACGGGGTTGATGTAGATGCAACCTCTATGGGTCTGGGCGAACCGCCGACACTCAGCACCGCCGCCGTAGATAACAAATAGCGGCTCTTTGCCCTCTGCCCAATCGCTTGCGATGGAATACTCAAAGGCGAGGTTATTCAGTCTATCCGAATATCCACGAGTAGCGAAGGCACGCCATCCACGAGGTACGCCAATCATATTGAGGCGATAGAACTTCTGCGCCACGTTGAGGTCAACGAAGATACCGATACCCTTACCTTGCATACAACGGGCAATCCAGCGTTTCTTGTAGATAGCTTGCAAGCCGAAAGATACGGGCATTTCATTATAAAGGGAGAAGTTCGGCTCAACGATAACGGCAGGGTGATGCTGCAATATCTTCTCAGGGTGCTCGTAGATAGCTGAGAAGCGGTAATCATCGGTATAGAAGTGCAAAGAGCCTTCGCCATTGAGGTTGAAGGTTCTCTTCTGTTCGCCGAAGCAAAGGAAGGGTGACTGACACTCCTTGGCTTGCATATCCATATCGAGTGTCGGAATCTCTAGGTCATTGTCCGTTGGGAAGAGCTGGTCGGGCAAGGTAAGCTCATAATCTGTTCTTTTCATTTTTTGTTGCTTTTTAAGAGTTCAACGATTTGGTTATATATAGATAAGGTGTACTTATCCTTTGACTGAACGTATTGCATATACTTTCGTGCTTGGTTGATAACGTTTGCTCTGGTGCGGCAGAGTAGGCGAGCCGAGCGGTCGGGGTGAATGCAATAATCACGGCTTATGAGACAGTATAGTCCTCTAAGGGTGTTGAGTTTGACGGTCTTCACCGTAGAGCAGAGTTCCATGAAGGTAACCTTGCCTACCTCACATACCGCTTGCATGATGCGGTCGGAGATTTCGTACTGCTGATACTGATTGTATATCATACGCTATTACTTATTATTTGGTTACTAATAGAAAATATGATGCAAAGTTATAAAAATCTATTAAAAAGCGAATAGAAACTATTAATTATTTTAAATTTATTAATAGAAAGTTTGGTAGTTTCACAGATTTTTATTAATTTTGCGGTGTGTTTCAGAAAGAACACTATCACTTAGCGAGCTTATGGGGAGCTTTCTAACGTGTAAGAGTTTGGATTTACGTGAGCCGCAAGGCTACTAAATACGGAGCAGCAGAGAATCCCCATTTCTTTGCTGCTCTTGACTTTTTAAAGCATCTGTAAAATGGAGATACGCAGAAAGATATTGAACGATATGTATTGCAATCCCGAACTGAGGAAGGCAATCGCATTTTCCCTTTTCATCAAGACAAGGGTCAAGTCTTCTGCCGTGCAAAGATGGAGCATCAATAAGCTTCACGAAATCACGGGAGTAAGTGCCTGTGCTGTCCGTAAGCGTATTGATACCTTGAAGGCTCTGGGCTTGGTTGAGTTCACGGGCAAGAATAATCGTTGTCTCGTCTTCAAGTCTCTAAAAAGTCATACCTCTCACAGGAACGTCCTCGTTCCTAATATCGAGTTTATTTCAAGAAATGATTCTAAAAAGAATGCCTATGCACAGAATGTAAAGTTCATAGAAGATACCTTATCTGCTATGCTTATCATTGATGTACAGAATCGAAAGAATTACGCTAAGCAAATGATTCAGCAGTCTCAGCACCCTGAAGGCTTAAAAGAGTTGAAGGAGGCTAAGAAGGCTTGTAATCGTTTTGGCTACGGCGATAAGTTCAGAGAGAATGGTATATCATATAAGTATATAGCTGAGAAATTAAGCGTGAGCGTACAGAAAGCCTTTGATTTAGTAAAGTTTGCGGTCAAAAACGAGATTTTATGCAAATACAGAAACATAGAAAAGCGTTTTTTATCCTCTATTGACTACATAAAGGATATGATACTCAATAACTATACTTATATCAAGGGAGGGGTTATCTGTAGGGTGTATGCTAATACCTATGAGGTTAAGGCTGGCTCGCCTTCGGCTCGCTTCGCTGGTATGGTATATAATTAGATTATAAAAAACTAAGATTTTGTTTAACGTTTAAAATAATAGGAGATACAGAAAATGATGTCAGAAAAACAATACGAGGTAGCTCGTAAGGGTGTTATTGTTCAACTTAGAACTGCTCAGAAGCTTCATTGCAAGCACATGGAGCAGAAGTATAAAGAGGCTTTAGAGAAGCTTCAAAAGAGATTCTTGAAGCCTGATGCCGTGGGCTGCTTCGATTTGGGCGCAAGGGTATCAAATAGTTATTATCATCTTTAAAAGGTTAAGGTTATGGAAGAAAAGCTTAATATAGTGGAAATCCTAAAGGATAAGCCGCGAGGAACTAAATTATATTCTTCCGCTTGTGGTAAATGCAAGTTAGAAGAAGTAGATGATAAAAGTTTCAAAATATCCTTCTACAATTCAAAGTTTGGTTTTATGAATGGTGGAAAAGGGTATCTTGATAAGAATGGCAAATTGTATGATGATGGAGAATGTGTCGTTTTTCCATCAAAGGAAATGCGTGACTGGCACAAATTCGCTTGGAAAAAGGGCGATGTCCTTATCAGCAATGATGGTAAGAAAGAAGTCTTCTTTAACGGATTCACAGATGATACCTATGCCTTATTTAAGGCAAAGCACGGATTTGAAATCCTTTCTGATGGGAATACCATATATCTTGCGGATGAAGATGGTATTGCAACGAGTGATTACACTCTCGAAACCGAGGAGGCAGCCAAGACCTACATCAACACCATCGAGGAGCGTTTGGGTGGAAAACTCAATTGTGAGACATTGGAAGTAGAGAAACCTCAACCTGAGTTCAAGGATGGGGATATACTACTCTATAAAAGTCCAAAATTTACGTATTTTTCTTCTATTTTCATCTTAAACACCAATAGAAATGAAATAAGTAGTTATGTTCGCTTTTCTATTGGAAAAGGGTCTATTGATTATGATGTGCCAGTCTATAACCTTGGCACAGATAGGTTTCGCTATGCCACTGAAGAAGAGAAGCAGCAACTCTTTGATGCCCTCGCCAAGGAGGGCAAGGCTTGGGATGCTGAGAAGAAAGAAGTTGTTGGCTTGAAGCCAAAGTTTGATGAGCTGAAACCATTTGATAAAGTACTTGTTAGAAACACAGATACCGAAGAATGGTTTCCAGGGTTCTTTGAGGAGTTTGATAGTGCTTGGAATAAGCCATATCATATAATGAACCTCCGTAGTATGACAGATTTTGCTTTTGAGCAGTGTATTCCTTATAAAGGCAATGAACATCTTTTAGGTACAACTAAAGACGTGGAGGGCTGATTATGGGTAATGAAGATTTAATGAATTGCATACCTTGGTATTGCCCACCACACTTTAAGTGTGAAGATATACAAGATGGTAAGGCGCAAAGAAGAATACGTAGAAAGAATCAACTTAGAAAAAGAAAGGGTAGATTATGATAGACGATAATAAAGATAATAAAATAGAAGAAGCTGCATATAAATTTGCGACTTCTCAAACACATGGAGAACTTTTAGCTTTGATTGATGGATATAAGGAAGGTTATAAAGATGCTATCAATGAGCTCTTAAAGGATTTGCTTCATCCTGCTAGCGAAGTTCCTAGAAATGATAACGGAAAGATTCTCGCATTCTCAAAAGAAATCGGTTATAGAAAACTCTACGATATGAACGCTATGCTCGATGAAACCGATTGCTACACATATCAAGATATGTGGGAGAACGAAGTAAATAAATATCGTTTGTCTGATTGGATATTCGTAGAAGAGTTGTTTAACTTAATTATCAAAGGAGGTAAGCAATGAAAGAGCTTAAAGATTTGATTGCTGGCGATGATGTGCTAGTTGTAGGTAGGTCTTGCAGACGTATCGACAAAATTGATAAAGTAACAAAGACTCAAATTGTTGTTAATAACGCTAGATTTAGAAGAGATTCGGGCTGGCAATGCGGTGGCGATAGTTGGAGTAGGAAAAGTATATCTGTTCCTACAGAAAAGGAAATATCAGATATTAAAGAAGAGAATCTTCGTGATACTCTCATCTACGCTATCAGTTCTTTTGATTTCAAACGCTTATCAACAGATGAGTTAAAACAAGTGTACAATATTGTAAAAGGCAAAGAATGAACGAGATTAAAGTAGGCGAAAGAGTAACTATTATTCTTGAAGCTGTTGAACATGACACTTGTGAAGGATGCTTCTTTAAAGGAGTGGCTGGCTATTGTGGCGCAGCTCCACTTGGATTGAAGTGTCTTCCTAAATATCGTTCAGACAAAAAGAATGTAATCTTTAAAGAAGTAAAGGAGTAAAGCGTATGAGCAGAAATTTAATGAGAATGGCGTTAATGATGGCTGCTACGGCAGCTTACGCACAAGGTGATATTTTTGGAAGCCCAAGTCCTAGACTTGATACACCAAATGGTAACATTTCTTCTGATAAACAGAAGTGTCAGCCAAAGGTACAGCATGAGTTCACCGTCAGGGGAGTTAAGATTATGGCAGCCTCCAAGAAAGATGCTATCAAAAAGTATAATCATCGTAAAAAGTAAAGCGTATGAATGGATTAACTAAAGAGGTAACGGTTACGTGTGGAAAAACTATCCTTGTCGTAGGCTTATCTAATAAAGACGAAGTGATGTACGTCAAGTCAACGATAAGAGTGAAGCCGAAGAACAGAAAGCAGAAGAAGGAGTTCAAAAGCCAGTCTTATAGAATGAGAAAGGTTGCAAAAGGTGAGTATGAAGTAACAACATACTGCCCATTTAACGTCAAGTTATTCTCAAAGATAATGAGCCTTCTTGAAAAGAATGAGAATGGCGAGTTTTGGTTTAACATTGATAAAAAGTAAAGCGTATGGCACAGAAAGAATTTAGAGAGCCACCTCGTTATATGGTAGGTGATATAGTTTATAGTCACGGATTTACTTGTATTGTCTGTAGCGTCTATCCGTTCAGTATAGATTATTCTTATGACCTTAAAGCTATTTGCGGTAAGAGTTTGGGTAAGATTTGTCAAAGTGATATTATGCATGTTCATATTTGGGAAGAGTTTCTTAAAAAGAATGGATGGACATGTTATCGCTCTGAAGGAGAATGTTTTGGGCATAGGTGGTATAAACACCAAGAATACCCTTTCACTTTGCGATATAATAATTTCTTGGGAATTTGCGAAGTATCTTTCAATGACGGAAAAGACGATGCTGTTATGATAAAATGTGTAGATGAACTCCAACACATTCTTTATGGCTTGCAATTAGATAGCAATTTAAAAATATAAGCGTATGGAAGTATATGAATACAGAATCGTAAAGATTGAGAAAGGTCTTTTTCTTATCGAGTATAAGACCGCTCCTTATGGAGTTTGGCATGAAGTAGATAAGAAGTTCAAGACTAAGCCAAAGGCTGAAGCTTGGGCTAGAAAAAACTTAGTTTAATGAAGTAAAGCGTATGGATAAGTTAGAATACATTCCAGGAGATTTGGTAATGACTAATGGGGCACAACTAGGTACAGCTAGATATGTCATTTACAGAGTAACATCATCCGACCCATCAAAGACATTAAAGTTGGACAATGGAACGGTTCTTAAAGGTGTTGTCTGCTTAGAGAATATCGAAGGTGCGGAATTAGGAGAGAGAGGCTATCTCTCTGGAGATTGCTGCGCTTGGGTTAAGGATATTGCGCCAATTCCTATTACTCCAGAGATTCTAGAGAAGAATGGGTGGAAGGAAAATAAAGGAGATTATATAAACGATAGCTATCATCTACATCTATGTGGAAAGTATGATGGGTATTCTGTTTACAAAGTTTTAAACGATTATAATGTAGTTTGGTTAACAGACGTTAGAAATGTATCAGATTTACAGCACATTCTCTTCGGTCTAGGACTTAACTCAGAAATGGAGGTGTAGGTATGGCATTAGAAGTTGTAGTTTTAGATAAGGATGAATATAAGGCACTTATTGATAATCAAGCTGACGAAGATGAATTAGAGTATTTGAAAGCTTGCCAATATGCTTTAGAATCCTTTAATACAGTCAGAGGCTTATGCCCTAAGTGTAAAAAATCCGTTATAATTGACGGGTGGGTTTGTCCTTGTTGTGGATATGATTCAAGTGGTGAAGAATTATATAAATATGGTGATTAACCGCCTTCGGGCATAAATTTTAAAGATATGACAAAAGAAGAATTAGAAGCAAAGGTTGCAAAGCAACAAAGTATCATCAATGATGCTAACGTTGAGATTTATTCTTGCGTAAATGATTATATAGAGAGCCTTCCATACAAGGTTCACGATAAAGTGAGCTGCTCTAGATGTGATGTTTGTTGGATTACAAGAATTGTTCCAGAACAAAGTCGTAGAGGCTATACTGGCGAGATTGAGGTAAGAATCAATCCTGCTAAGAAAGATGGCACTCGCTCCAATAGAGAGTTTGTTCTATTGAGTATGGAAGTTGATAGTATCAAGAAGATTGATTAACCATCCTGCAAAGGATATAAATAGATAGT